CAAAAAATTTTATAAAATTTTCTGGTGAATCAGATAGTTGTTGAATAGTGTCTTTATTTTTAAGACACCATTCTTTATCCAAGTAATAGTCCGCCATCTCCTTTTGAGTAAGTTTGGTCCCAACATTTCTTACAAAGTTGACCAGCACCTTCGACATAATGTTCTCTTAAGTCAATGTGTGTGTTTTTTTTGTAAGGAGTGTTAGTTCCACAAGAAACGCATCCGTCTATTTCGTCTCCTGCTACTTCTTTCAAAAGAATATCAGCTCTATCTGTTGCTCCTGAAAATACTGATGATGATGTGTTAGGCATAAAATTATTATAAGCAATATCCAACTAAATACAACTTAATGTACCAAGTAGTATTACTAAGCTCATAGTCATGGTCCTGCCACCCGTAACTCCCTATTTTGAAATTACCAGATGCATTTAATATAACGGGTATTTGTCCACTACCGGAGGCCATCTCATATTTACCATCATCTTCTTCACCAGCACCGGCGGTAAAAATCATTTGATAGTTAGTATCTGTAGTACCTAATGTAGAAAATACAGTCACACCTTGCTTCTTTTTTCGGTTTTGGGGCCCAAGAGCTCTAACACCACCACCCGTTGGCTGTACAGTGGTGTCGATAGTACCGTATACAATTACAGCTTTAACACCTGCAGGCATGGTTAATCCCGATGTAGGTACCCAAGGATTTATGTCAATCTGCGTACCATCAGTACTAATGGTAGAACCTAAAGAACCTACAGAAGTAGATCCTGAGGCATTTGTCGCACCAAAAATTTGATAAGGTCTATCGTAGTAAGTCCATTGTGTAAATGTATTACCACCAGCTGGTGGTCTAGAAAGCGTTCCACTAGCGTCAGCAACAATTGGACTATCACCAACACCGGCTAATTCAGTAATTGTTAATCCTGATACTGTTGGTTTTAATGTAGCTGTACCTGTTCCATCTGCACCCAATAGTATCTGATCAAACGTTACACTCCCTAGTGTTGAGGTAGATTGTCTTCCCATCACGCTATTACCACCTACAGCCACAGCTTGAGGTACAGAAGAACCAGTGGTAAAATTACCAAGTAACGTATTTGCATCTATAGTAGTTAAATCTGATAAAGCAACAGTACCTAATGTTAAAGAACCGTCACTTGTAAAAGCTAATTTTCCGGAAGAATCAATCTTGACACTTAAAGTTTCACTTGTTAACTCTAACCCATTACCTGTAGAAAAAGATGAACCTAATAAAGTATAACCGGTTGCGTCCGATGTACTTCCTGAATAATCTGTATTTCTAGCATATAGACTTCCCCCTAATTTAAAAATATCTCCAGGTAATGCATTTGCATCTGAAAAGGACCCAATTTCACCAAGAAATTTATTACCAACAACTAAATAATCCCCTGCTGCTGTACCCCCTTGAGCTGTACCATTTCCGATGAACACTCGCTCACTATCAGTAGAAAACCCTAATTCACCACTTGCCAAAGTAATAGTTTCTCTGTCAGCATTAGTGCCTTTACGAATTAAATTACGTATTACTGTATTTTCGGTTATTTCAATACTTGCCATTTTATCTAAATTTTAATAATGTTCCTACAGTTGTAGAACTTGATGTACCGTTAGTTTCAAATACTGTAATAGTTTCAGCACCAACCTGTGGTATAAATATTTGGCCATTTGTCGGTAAATCGGTACCAGTCGACCCGGTTTGCCACGAATTATAAAACGCAGCATTTAGTGATTGTACATTTGGTTCACCTGAAAGACCTGTAATGTTAGAAATAAATTGTATAGGAGTAGCTGCTGGAACATTACAACCTGGGAAATTACCTTGTCTTTTTATTATTCCGTCTGTCCAACCAACAATAGATGATTCTAAAGTTAATGTCGGTGTAGACCAAGTAGGTGTATAAACATCCACAAATTCCGAATTTGCTAATAATGCATCATAAGTCATACTTGCTACTTGGTCTGAGGTTCTTCCGGCGTCCACTTCAACTTTTATAAAATTCGTTTTTCTCCCTCTGTGTATTTCATTATTTGATATATCAGGTATAAGTTCAGGGGCGGTTTCCGGGTATCGGTACCATACACAATGCCTGTTATAATTTGCGTCATATATTAAAAAGTATTCTCCATTTGTTAATTCTGGAGTGGTTGTTTCAGGAAATTGAGCTATAGTGTGCTTAGCAAACATTCCTGTACTACAAAGCGTTTCTTGAAACGTGTTACTTCCCTGAGTGTTCATACACACCCAACCATACATACCAACACCAACTTTTCCTGTTGTACCATTACCGGCGTTGTTCCCGGTAGAAGTTGAGGTAGGGGTACCACCATTATAGTCAATTGATGTTGCTGTATTCGAAAAAATTACTGCAGGTGTTTGACCTACTCTATATAAAGCTGCATCTAAACCGGATTGGGCAAAAGAATCAGCAGGTGAACCGGCAGTCCATGATGGTGTTTTACCTTTAACTAGCCCTTGAATGTATACTGTGGGGTCTGACAGATCTAATTTCTGCCATGCGTCAAATATTCTCTCACCATTCGTATTGGTTATACTATTAATTATACCAATTATATTTGCTCTTATAGTGTTACCGGTAGCACTATAAGTTGCGCTAGACCAATTAACCATAGGATATGTTTCTATAATATCATCATATATTGAAGAAGTGCTTTCAATAAAAATACCATAGATTACACCATTACCACCAGGCAATAAAAATGCTCTATCTTCCCATTGAGTGGGTCCTGCACCCACATTTGTTATTGTAAAGTTAGCATATTCCCCCTTGTTGTCGATATTAGCAGCAGGAATTGCAGTTCTAAGAATCGAACCTGGTATATCTTCCCTATTAAAAAAATTCCAAGGGGTCATCATATCTACAGCAGAAATACTACCAGTGGTAGCAGCACCTTGTCCTGTAGTTTTAGTGACCGCTTGAGCTTGTATAGCATTTTGGGTTACTACTGCACCCATATCCAATCTAGCAGAATTAATTTGAATTGTACCGTCATTTATTACTTGCATTGTACGGTTACCGCCGATTTGTTCAGCAGTTGTTCCGGTTGTGCTTGTATAATGATCCCACTCTGGAGCGAATAATAGCTTTTGTGCACTTAACGGGGTAAAGAACCCGTATGCGGCAGTACCTTGAGAAGGAGCTACTGCTTCAGTATGGTGGTTAACACCGGCTGCTGTACCAGTTGGTTTATAATTTATAGCTCCATGTGAATCGTCAGTTAAAGCACCATCTGGGTTAACAGTTAATTGAGCCGTAGCAGCGCCACCGGCTCCTGGGATGAACATTTGTGCTGTGTTAGCATCATTATCAAAATCTATACTAACTACATCACCAGTTACGTCTATCCCATTCCCGGCTGTAACTATACCTGAAGTAAGAACCTCTAGTTGGTGGTCTGTATTATATTGTATTGTAGTACCATCGACGTTAGGGGTTAAACGCATCCAAGACGCCGTTAAAGAGGGGTCTGACCCACTTAGAGAATATAATATATAATTATCAAAAACTAAATCACCAACTTCAGCTTTATTTTTTACTGATATGTTAGCTCTTGTTAAATTGTTAAAATTGAACGTTCCTACCGAACTACCACCTTTTAAAGTACCGTTACCGACATAAACACGATTAGTATCAATAGTGTAACCTAATTCACCGGAGTCGAGAATTATTAATTTCCTATCAGTGTTACTGCCTCTCCTGATTTTGATTTTAGCTACATCTACCGTCGGCATATGACAATATTTATTCTTATTACTTCAATCTAAAGATAAAGTTTTAGTAAAATCATACTCATCAATGAATTCACTAACAATATCCTTTTGAAGCTTAACATTTTTATTTAACTTTTTTGGGTCTTCACTATAGATACATATTCCGTGAATATACGTTTTTGTTTCTTTAGTTACGGCGATGATGCGTTTCTTTGCATCACTTTTATTTAAAATATAGTAGATAATATGGTGACCGTTTATTTCAGACATTTTGAATTAGTATTTCTTCCACTGCGCCGGTTCTTTCTGTATCAGTACCACTAAGTACGGTGCCTCTCTTTTTGTCATATGGGCCCCCCCAATGATGCAATAAAACTTCTTGCCCCTTATCTATATTTACATCCACCCCAGTGTCTATATATGCAACTACTTCTTGTTCGTTACACTTTACATTTAATCCATAGCCGTTCATTACAAAAATTTTTCCGTCTTTAGGCAAAATAAAGTCTTGAATAACGTCATTTTTTTCTGGTTCAACTACTTCGATTTCTTCTTCTATAGTTGCAATTACCTTTTGTCTGTTTTCCTTTTTATACTGTTTTGGTTCTACAACATCGACTTCTTTTTTCTTCACTAATTTTCGCGTTTCATAGTAATCTATTTTATCACCCTTTACAGATTCAATTACCACCATCTCGGGAACACGCGCATGAATGTTTTCTTCTTCTTTCGGTTTCGCTAAAGGAACCGATTCATTTGAAAATGTTGTTTTAATAGGTACATATTCGTGTTGTGTGGAATCTGGTTTTATATATTTTTTGCTATAAGGAGAAGAAGTGTACCCTTTATTCGATTTTATTATTTTAACTAATTCTGTAACTGTGTGTGTCTTAGATTCAGAATCGTCTTTAATAATATATTTTTTATTTTTTTGCTTTTTTTGAAAGAAACTAAACCAACTCATGATAATACTATTTAAAATAGAAAACCATAAAGATCAAGTTAATTATGCAATATTTGTGATAATTCCGTTAGTTATAGTTAACGTTACATTACCGGATTGGGTACTTAATGTCAATGATTGAGTAGATCCCATTAAAGAATTGATGTAAATTTCTCCAGCGCTTAAAGAAACGGTACTGAGATTAGCGAAACCGGTTTCGATACCAATACCCGACGTGGCGTTATAAGATGAATCAATTAAATCGTTAAAATTGCTTTGTGAAGGAACGTCGCCTTTCTCAAAGTAACCTTTTATTGTACCTATAGGTTGATATGCCATTTATATTATTTATGTCGCACCAGCTTCTGCGTCAGGAGCTACTGGAACATCTCCTGCACCTCCAGTTACTTCAGGCCCTCCACCTTCTGGTGGGGGTCCAAAATCTGGCGGAGCTGATGGATTAGGAATAGCTGATCCAGTAGCACCCAACCCGGGTTCTAATCCTTCACCACCCCCTTCTTCACCTTCTGCTGCTTGTGTCATTTGTTCTCTCCAATTAGGACCAGCTTGTTCTATTTGCATTAATTCCCAAGCAAGTTCTTTATCTCTTCTTAAAAATTCTCTATTTGCTTTTACTTCAATATCTGACCAATCTAAATATTTCTTTTGTGCCCATGTGTTAGAAATATATTCATTACCACCCACTTGAGTGTAGTTATTAATTCTTAAATCCAACTTCTGCTGCTCACGCATTTCAAAGAAGTTAGTAGGAACATTAAAATTTAAATTTAATTGAAGTTCTTTTAAATTATATTTTTCCCATATTTTTTTCAGCTTTAAATGAGTAATAAACCCATTTTTTAACCCGGCGGCGAAATGTGATTGCATTCTAATAATAAACCGGGCAAATTTTAATTCTTCTCTTAATATTTCTGTACCGTCTTGAAAAGCTCTCTCGGGGTCTAATCTTGTAACAGGTACCTTTAGAGATTTGTATAACTTCTTTAAGAAATACATTAAATCTTCTAACTCACCTAAATTCTGACCACCGGCTAATGTTCTTACATCTGTACCTTCGCTTCCTGCTCTCTTAGCAAACCAGAATGAATCAAGCATAGATTGAGGAGAAAATTTCTGCACTGTACCGTCTCCATCTGTATCATATGTGTGTCTGCTCCAATATTTTTGTTGAAGATTTCTTAAGTAAGCTTCAGCTTTTGGAGGTGACATGTTACCAACATCAACATTAAAAACTAATTTTTCTGGAGCTCTAACTAATCTATAAATTACAATTGCATCTTCTATTAGTGATAACTGTCTATAAGCTCTTCTTGCATTTTCTAAAAACGGTAATCTTATTGTTTTATTATCGTTCCATATACCAGAATTAACATAAGTAACTTGGTTCTTGTCCATAGGTACCAGTTGCATATCTTCTACCTTTGTAGGATTCGATTCATTAAATACTGGCTTTCTTAAAAGATACCCCTGAACTATTGAATTTTGAATGTTACCAAAAATTGGATCTATTAATTCTGTAGGTACTTGAACTACACCTAAGATACCTTCATGAGGGTGTTCTTTGTGTATGATATGTTCCCAATAAACTTCACCTTCTGTTAAAAGTTGTCTAAAATATTCCCAACCTTGGTGATCTAAATCAAAGTATTGAACAAACTTTTGAAATTCTCCTTGTATTTGTTCTTGTTCGTGTGGTTTAAATACTCTATCTCTAAAAGATAATGTAACTACTCTACCTTCATTATCCGTATTAATAATTTCATCGCAAATTTCATCAAGAGCATCCCCAACTTCAGCAAATGCTGCCATTACTCTATAGTCTCTTATTCTTGCTGCTTTATCCTGCTGGATATTAGCATACATGAAATCTTGAAACCCTTTATCCATTGCAATATCACCAACAGCATTATTGTTAATGATGGTTGATGACGAAATAGATTGTCTTTGTAAAGCATCTTCTCTTTTACTTCCTTGATTTTGAAAAAGTTTGTATTTTGGGTTTACCGATGCAAGAGTGTCGAGTGTTTCATAAGATTGATAAGGTAATCTACTCTGTACAAATTTCATTAAAGAACGTCCAAACGTTCCTTGATTGCCTTTACCTTCTTCAATTATTTGATCTTCTTTAGCCATTAGGTTGTGATTTCCGTTTTAGATTGAGTAACAGTCTGTGTAATAGATTTAGTTCTTGTTCTCGTTTGTGTAGAGGTTCTTGATTTTGTCCAAGTTGGTGTGAGTGTTATAATCGGTTTTGATTCCGTACGTGTCTGAGTTGGTGTCTGAGTATTAGTAGGTGTATTAGACCGTGTTAGTGTGGGTGTAGGTGTAAAAAACCCTGACGCTACAGCGGTATACGTAGGCGATTGCGTTCTTGTCGGTGTTTGTGAAGCTGTTCGTGATTGTGTAGCTGTCTGTGTATTTGTTTGTGTATTGGTAGGAGATTGAGTTGGTGTTACGGTAATTGATACGGTAAATGTTTGAGTTTGTGTGGGGGTTCTAGTTTGTGTGGGTGTTTCTGTTCTAGTTCGTGTGGGTGTTTTTGTTTGTGTAGCTGATTGAGTTGGGCTTTGAGTTCTTGTATATGTTCTTGTTGCTGTTATTAAAGGTGTACCGGTTCTTGAAGTTGTATTAGTAACCGAATATGTAATGGTTGGTGTAACTGTATTAGTTTTAGATTTAGTAACTGTTGGTGTTTGTGTTGGTGTTCTTGTTGTAGTAGGGGTATAAGTAGGGGTAGGGGTAGGTGCAGCTGGTTCAGGTATCCCATGAATGTTAACTTTTGCCCATTCAGAGCCAAGTCTAGGGCCAGGATTTGTTGCTCTAATTAAATCTCTGAACGTTGGTATATCGGCCACAATATTATTTATTCACTCCACGTAAGTGTCAATGAATATTTAAACGTCTTCAGCAGGGGCATTTGTTTTGCCGGCTTGCCAATACTTTTTACCATCATATGTTATTGTAAGGGAGCTTGAATAACCTGTTGTTATTCTTGTTTGTTTATTTGCTAACGTAGCAAACTCTAGAGTACCTGTGCCTCTATAAGCCCTTATGTCAAAGTCCTCTGCCATATTATCTATTCTAGCGGCGATGGCGGTGACTTCGTTACCGGCAAAAAGTTGACCAATAATCTTCCACTCGCTATATGTAACGGTACCGTCCCACGGATCGCCGCCGGCCACCGATATAGGTATTCTAGCGCATACAAAAGATCCGGAATCACCTCCGGCTGCTGCCTTAACTGTGCCTCTAAAGTGTATACAGTCATATAACCAGGCATGCGAAGCGTTGCTAGAATATTTTATCTTAAGATTGTAATTGACATCATATGCTGATAGCATACCAGCTGGGCACCAATCAAGTTGATCAGTAGGATAAGAAGCTAATGAACCAGGAGAACCAACGGGTCCTTGACGTTCACCGGATCTGAAAACTGAAGGTCCTCTTGTACCGTCCTGTGCTTCTGGTACCAATCCGTTTTCATCAGTATAAAATTGTGTGTCGGTTAAACTATCTATTTCTGCAGTAGTTGCAAATTCCATCCCGTAATCTACACCTCTAATAGTACCTTCATAAGTTCCATCTGGAGATGCACCAGCAACTATTTGTTGATAATTTACTGAACTTCCGTCCTGTGCGCTTTTGGCATCTTCACGCTCTATTGTAAGTAGAGCTGCATCCATTCTAACAGTTATTACAGGAGACTGCGTCATTAAACTGGTTCTTTTTACACTACCAATCTTATATGGTGCCAGAGCAGCTTCAGCTGAATCATAATCATTTCGCAGGTCAAAATCAGATTGATAAAATGGTAAGTTTCCAATTTCTTCAGTTAATTCTACACCGCCGTTATTACCTGCAGGGGATGGTGCATCTACAATATCTTTTCTATATATACTACCCGCACACAAATAACTAAAAGTTGTTTGATAACCGGTACGGTCATAGAATTTAGTAGAACCCTTAAAGGAGCCGGGCGTGAAAGCACCGTAGACATCCATTTCCGATGAATAATACATAGGGACAATAACGTGCATATTAGTTAAACAGCAAATTGTATTATCTGTATTATCCACAACCAACCCTCCAAGTGTACCCCAGGACATCCGCGGTCCGTCGTAACCTGCAGGTGGTATTGTTGACATTACAATGCCTCCAATTAGCGGTCGTCTAACAGAATTATTAGCACTCAAAGGCAGTACTTGACGTTCCCAATGGTCACTGGCATCAGCGCCGGTATAACAAAAATCCGGTGGGCCATGCTTAGTTAGCGGTACCGGATTTGGTTCCTCCACTACATCTGTAGGATAGTCAACCCCATCTACTGTTACAAAAGAAGGAAATCTATCAGCTTCGGCAACTTCTTCTAGAGGTTTTTTATTTTCTACGTAAAGTGTAACAGCATGCTGCCCGGTTGTAGCTCCGGCCACCTCTTTAATACCAACACCAACTCCAATCCAATTAGAGTTTTGATCAAAAAGTTCCTTTGCTTTGTCTTTTAAATGTATTCCTGTCATTTTTATTCCTCATAGGTTACCCATATAGTATTTACAAAATCATGAAAATTAGTCGGTGTTTGTGTTCTGGTTTGTGTTCGTGTTTGTGTAGCTGTTCTTGTTTGTGTTGGTGTCCTTGTTTGTGTCTGTGTTTGTGTTGGTGTTGGTGTCAATCGAGGTGTTTCTGTCCGTGTCCGTGTCCGTGTGGTTGTTTGTGTTCTTGTTTGTGTAGGTGTCTGTGTTGCTGTCTGAGTTAATGTTTTTGATTGTGTTACTGTTATTGTTAGTGTTGGTGAAGCATTTTGTGTTTCTGTTCTTGTTCTTGTTCTTGTTTGGGTAGGTGTTTGTGTTTGTGTAGGTGTCTGTGTTTGTGTCTTTGTTTTGCTTTGTGTAATTGATTTCGTTACCGTAGCTGTTCGTGTTTGTGTTGTTGATTGTGTCTGTGTCGGTGTTCTTGTTCTTGTTCGTGTTTGAGTAGGTGTTTGAGTTTGAGTAGGTGTTTGAGTTTGTGTTGGTGTGACTCCGGGGGATTTGGTTGGTGTTTGTGTTGATGTTTGAGTTGATGTAGGTGTTTGAGTTTGAGTGCTTGTAGGGGATGAATTTTTTGTCGGTGTTACAGATCTTGTTGGTGTTTGAGTACGTGTATTTGTTCTTGTTCTTGTTTGTGTTGGTTCTGGTGTGAATGTATTTGATGGGGTGACTGTATTTGTAGAAGTACGTGTATTTGTTTTTGTTTGGGTGGGTGATTGAGTAAGGGTTCTTGAAGGTGTTCTTGTCGGTGAAGCTGCTCGAGTACCTGTTTGAGTTTGAGTACTTGTTTGTGTAGCTGTTTGAGTAGGTGTTTGAGTTTGTGTTGGTGTGTATGTAGGAGACGCAGTTGGTGTTATTGTTTGAGTAGGTGTTCGAGAACCCGTTGCAGTAGTTGATGGTGTTTGTGTTCTTGTTTGTGTGTTTGTAGGTGTCTGAGTCTGCGTTTGGGACTGTGTAGGTGTATTAGTAGGCGTAGCAGTGTATGTAGTTGTCTGTGTTACCGATTTCGTTCTCGTAGGCGTTTTTGTTGTGCCTTGACTTGGAGTAACGCTTTGTGTTGGTGTTTGAGTATATGTTTTTGTTTGTGTGAGTGTCTGTGTATGAGTAACATTTCGAGTACCAGTTCTCGTTTGAGTAGTTGTTATCGTTCTAGTATTTGTTCTTGTCTTAGTAGGTGTGGGTGTAATAGGATCGAAAAAGCTCTGTGCATAATAATCAGGTGCTACTGGCCAAATTGTTTGCCCACCAGGTGCTGTAATTACAAACAGAAAATGCCCTGTTGCTCTAGCAGATAAAGCTGAAATATTAACTTTTATTTCTTGAGTTGAATTATCTATTACTACTTGTCCACCAAAATCTTCAACATTAAACCCACTAAATGCAGGGAACCGTGCAGACAAAGTACTATTTTCTGAAAAATAGTCTACACTGCTTAAAGGGGTAGAAGATAAGTTGCCCGAAAAAAACGTATCTGGATTTGCAGCACTCAAAAAAACCTGATAATATTTTTGTAAGCCTTGTACACCTGCAGGTTTTAACCAAGGAGAATCAAAAACAAAAGTAGTAGGGTTTTGAGTAAATACTATAGTATTTTTACCTAAAAGGCTTTCTTGTCTTACTAATAAAGGTATTGCTCTTCTCATGGGCCTTGATCTTGTGTTGTTCTAAATACTTCTATTTCATCAGGGAAAGCTGAAATTGTAAATGTATCCATTCCGGGGTCACCTGATAATTGTGTATTAAGTGATGGAAAATTATCTGATGTAAGTACTGTACCAGTACGCTCAGTACCACTAACAGGGTACCAATTGGTTGTAACTTTGTATATATTATCAATAGGTGTTTCGGACGCAGGAAATATCCAACCTTTTATTGTAAAGGTAGTGTCGGCTATAATTCTGGCCTTATCACTTGCTCTTAATTCTAACGGGTACTGTAAATTAATATTTCCATCCCACAATACTTCACTTCTAATTTCTTGAGCTTCTACTAAACTTGTTAATGCTTTAGGTACAGGCCAACTAATAATAACATATGGGTTTGTATAAGGAATAAAATTACTAAGAATTTGGTCCATATCTAACTGGTATCGGGTTAAGATACTAAAGTTTACATTTATGTTAACGGGTGTAGGGGCATTATACTTATCATGTGTAAAATTATCTTGATAATAAAAAGCATTACCTGAACCAGATTGACCTACAGCGGGTAATTTATTAAAAACTCTATCATTATCCCTTGACATACTATTGATACTAATAGCAACAACTGGTAATGTTATTGTTTTTGCTTCGTTTATAAGATCATATAATACTCGTTGTTTAGGAGCATAGAGATATCTAACATATATTCGATCTTTTTGTACCCTATTTTTGTTATATCTTCCAATAACTATAGAGTCAAAAGCATTCGCAAATTGAATAATTAAATCCTGAATTTCGAAATAATTTGACTTCCACCGCATTTTTATTATTTATTCAGACCAAACGTTCAATGAAATGTTTAGGTAGCTTTGTTTTATTTTGTGATATCAAAGTTCTCGCTTTACCATCTAAAACATAAGTAACTGCGTAATCAGCTTTTGAACGTGTGCACCTACCTGTAGTCTGAACCAATGCACTTAAAGTTTTGTTTGAATACCAATCTTTATCCATATCAAACATCTTTTTGATACGTTTATTTGATAACGGTGGGTACGGTGTTTTAACAATAATTTGAAATCTACCCTTTTCAGCATTTAAATCAGTACCAAAACCTAAAGAAGGTGATACTAACACAGTAGGTTTGGATGTTCTAAAATGCTCTTTTAAAATCTTTTCATTATTTGCTGTTTGTTCTCTAAACAAAAATCTATCACCGACTAATTTGGTTTGTAAATAATTACATATCTCTAATGAATGGGTATGTATAATACCTTTTTCATCCTTGTGATGATCGCACAAATCTTGAACATTTTTTGCCAACACCGGTAAAAATCTTTGTAAATTTTGATAGTTGAGTACCGGTTTAGAAGAAAGATAAACCGGTGACTTCTTTGGATCAAATACCGATGGTGATTCTATATATTTGTACTTTTTAATACCTAACCCTTTAGCATATGCTTTGTGGTCTGTAATTGTGGCAGACATTAATAAAATATTATCACCATAATCAAATATATGCTTGCTTAAGTTATCAATTTTCAGAGGGGTAAAGCTCACTCTATCCGACTTAGTATCAACAACGTACTCACATTTATGCCAAGTTTGTTCTACTGTTGTTAAATCGCCGTGAAGCATTTTAAGATACTTTAACTTATTTGCTTCTGAGAGAGATAATACATTTATTTTACTTGAATTTTTATTAGTTAACTCATTCGCTTTTTCACTTATAACAAAAATTAAATTTATAAGCCACCTGTATTGGATATCGTATTTTTCAGATCGTAGTTTACTATACTCAATGTTATATAAATCTAACCGTTTGTAATCTATTTCAGCACTAAATCGTCTGACCAATTCTTCTTCTAATTCTGAAGCTTCGTCACACACAATAAAATTTCTACGTTTAACATGCTGTGGTAATGCCATAAACATTTTGTAATTTAAAACAGCAAACGGATTTGATAAAGAATTATTTCTATTTGAAAAATACGTACAACTATTCTTTGCCCAACATTCGTTTTTTAATTTAGGTGTATGAATACATGGAGCTGTATCAACATTAAAACTTTCATCAACAGTACATATATAATTTTGTTTACCTTTTAATATTTCTATATCATCAAACAACAATTTATATTGATCCTGTAATTGCTTTGTAATGGTTAATGCAAACGTCCCAAATGCAGGCTCACTTAAACAATCTTTTTCAAAAATATAATTTCCATGTTGGTCTTTTCGATATGCTTCATAGGAGTTTATTAGCTCCTTAAAATGCTTTGTTGGGTTAGCACCAACGTTACCTAAAGTTCTCGGTATAAAGCTTTTACCGGTTCCAGTAGGAGCTGAAACGATTACGTATTTGTAACCATCTTCATACGCCTTTTCAATTTCTTTTAAAAGCGTTACTTGCGAATTAGATGGATTATACCCGTATGGAAATTTTGCCACATACTTGCTGAACATATTACTTAGTATATATGGACTCAATAAGCAGTCAACTAATTGGCACTGTAAACACCATCAACTATACTATCAAAATTATCTTTCTTTGTATGCATCTGAACATCGTCAACTTGATGTGTTGACATTTCTGCAAGTAGATCATCTGAAGCATTTCTCAAAACACACCGGCACATACTATAGTGACCAGTAGAAGAATCTCTTCCAGTAAAGCCTCTGCCATGGCAACGTTTGCAGTTTGATTTAGGGTTGTCGGTAATTTTTAATTGACCACAATCCAAAAAATTTGTATACTCTTTTTGTAAATCGTATACTTCACCACTAAAAACACTAAAATATTTTAAAGTCATAATTTTTTTAAAACCATTTTTACATCATAAAATTTTGAATTTTTCTTAGGTTTTAATCTTTTTACTTTTGCTAATCTAACTATATCGTTAAAAACAAATTTATTAAGGTTATAATCAAAAACAATACAATTCTCATAATCTAATAATTCATAAGGATAAGGGACCTCAAACGATTTTATGCCTCCTTTTTGTACTTCTAACTTAAATTCAAGAAAAAAATCCTTTATATTTACATTAATAAGTTTACCTTTTTTGATAATTTTACCTTCAATATCAAAACATATATCATTCAAAAAAAATTTATGAAACTTTTCCTCGACTTCTTCTATGAGTTTTACTACCATTATGTATTTTGGAAATTAATTTTTTCTTGTTGAGAGAGATTTTCTAAATTATCTACATAATAAGTCCAAAATTCATCATCGGCGGGAATTGTTTTTATTAAATCAACGTTATTACAATTAATTTGTCGATAATTTTGCATAAAAATATCCCATACGATAATTAAATTTTTTATTGCTGGATCATAATCTTGAAAATTTGCTGTAGGTCTAAAATTTAGCGTCAATCGCCCGTTTTCGCTATTCAAAAGTGTAAAACTATTAGTACAAAGCATCCTTCTAGTAGGAGGAGCTCCTGCTTTAAATACTCTTCTAGCAAATTTTACTTCACATACATTATTTTTAAGAAGAGTTAATAGTTGTGATCTACTTGTTTTCAAAAGGTTTTACTATTCCAAAAATTCTACTTTCGTTAAGAAAAATACCCTTTCTAACTTTACCAATACCATCAACTTCAATATTGGCAATAGGAATTCCTAAATTATTTGGAAAACAAATATGATCCCCGGGTTTTACATATTCTGTCTTTGTACCTGCTAGCAATACTTCCCCGATACGCCATGCTTTTGTATCGGTGTTTAAAGGAATATGAATACCGTTTCTTACAAGACATTTACCATCTTCTGTTTCATCTTTATATTTGCAAAGAATTACATCTTCCATTAATGTACACATTTGATAACCAATGATTGCAGAATCAAATGAACCTTCTGAGGGTTCCGAAAGATCAATAAGGCTTCTTTTAGGTGTTAATAAGTCTATACTTTTTTGTGGCATGTAAAGACTTATTATATTAATACGTTATTTCAATGCCAGTTTAATATTAGTCATGTCTACTTGGCCGCTATCAACATACTGCTGCACTTCTCTTTTAGAAATTTCAAATTTTTTAGCCAAAAATTTTACTATTTCATCATAATTTTGTATATCTTTTCTCTTTTCTTTTTTAATATAATGAATACGACCAGGAGAACCTTTTGGTATAATTTTTACAAGATATTCATACCATTCTTTTTTTGAATCAAATACATTATAATATTTGTTAGTTGTTTCATTAATTATAGATGCATTGTCTGGAGAGTACATACTAACCCAACGATTAACAAGATAGCCATTAAACTGATCTTCATCCTCTACGTTTTCTATAACGTCTCCTTTTTTACCGAATATTATATCATTTATAAATGTAAAAATAGTATTCACTTCAAATCAGTACCTAACAACTTTGCACCTTTTAATTTTTCTTGATATTTGTATAAATGTTTTTGCCAAGTATGATATTCGTACAATTCTCTCAAATATCTAAACCAATTGATTATCATCATAAACCTATATTTCATAATATTACTTAATTGACCAGAGATTAACTCTATAACCTCTATTATTAATTAGTTTGTTTTCTTTTACCATTTTACACATTACTGTATTCACTTTACACTTCTTAATTATAACTTTATCTGTAGCATAATCAACTACTTCTTTTTTTGTACATTTATCATTATTTTTTATAAAATTATAAATCTGATTTTCTATACTCCAATCTGGTAAAACATACCTAACATCGTTAAGTCCAAAATATTCGAGTTTAATTAATTTTTTATTTCTCAATCTTTTTATACAATTAGCGTCTTTTAGTTTTGATAAAAAAGTATGTTCGGATAATTTATACCAAGTATTTTCAGTTATATAATCTAAAATTTGTTGATCTCTTTTATCGTAGTTTTTGTTCTTTATAAGAGTTTTAATTCGTTTTTCGATAGAAGCTTTTGTTTGAACTAAAACCCCTACTTTACCTTTGTTCCATGGGGTTCTTCCTTTACAACTTAAAGATATTTTTTCTAATGTACCCGGACCATGTTTTGAATTTTTTCCTCCGAACCTACAATTACAAAAATCTTCATTTAATACTGCATTATATCTATGAATCCAAAAAGCTTCTGCATTATTAATCTCATCTAAATTACTACAATATGTTAAAATAGTTCTTACCCAAAAACCTTTATATTTTTTAGCATAATATCTTTTTTTAAAAATTACCCCGGAACCGATATACCCATCATTTTCATTACCGATGTGTTGACCTATATACTTACTGTGCTTTTTTACATCGGGATGGGTATTGGTCCAGAGATATATAAAACCATAATAATCGTTCATAATATTATTTATGGCTTTAGTGATGACTTTTTTAAAGATGGTTACTTAATTATCACTTTCGCGCCGGCAATGAACATGTCATCATTTAATTCATAAAAGAGTTTCTGTACATCTTTCATAAACTCTTCTGCTGACTCGTCATTAAATTCTGTACTAAATGCAAATGCAGGTGCCTTCTTACCAGCTTTTATATTAAGAGCAGTATGACCCAAAGCAATACCAGATTTAACATAAGTGATACTCACACTTACTTTACCTTCTTGCTGAGTAACACCACCTTGTGTAAATTCTTTTTCCACCATGATATCATCACCATCCATCCTTACAGGACAATTTAAATATTTCACACTACTTAGAATATTAGCAATATGAGTGTTAAAAAGTCTTTGATATGCAACTGCACCAAATGCATTGTCTAAAATAGGAATTTCCCATAGAAAGTTTATTGCATCATCACTCCAAATAAACTCTTGTCGATCAATATCTTCTTGATCAATCATACCATCAGCCAAAACTTCCATTGGCGCTCTAAAACATAAAATATTCCCTATAGGTAATACCTTATCTTTAAAGAATTTGTATGCAAACCTATCATGAAGCAAATTGCCGTCGTATTTATCGATATTAAAATCCATATGATATATTATAGATCAGGCAACCGAGAACTCAATTTTTTTTTCCATCTTTTATTTGCTTCAATAATTATTTTTTTTGTTTGAGATTTACCCAACCAACCATTAACAATAGAAATTTTACCCTTTTCTAAATCTTTATAATGAGTAAAAAATTGTAAAGTAGTTGCTAGCCAATGAGGATCTAAATCTTTTAAACTTTTATAATCTTTAATATGTGAAGTAGGAACACCTACGACTTTATAATCTTTTTTCCCCGTGTCATCCATATCCAAAACACCAATTGGTTTTACGTCTACTAAAGTACTAGTGCGTAACGGTACATTATTATATATCAATACATCCAATGGGTCGTCATCTAAAGCATACGTTTGGGGGATAAATCCATAAGAACAAGTGTATCTCATACTGCTATATAGACATCTGCTAAGTTTAAAAATATTAAGCTCCTCATCATATTCATATTTTGAATTGCTATCCTTTTCAACTTCCACAACTGCATTTACTATTAAAGGTGAATCTACCCCAATAGGAATATCATTTACTAAGTTTGTCATATTTTTGGTCTTACAAGAACATACCCTTGATGTACGAATATTTTCTTAAAATCATGAGTATCACGAAACCTATTATACAAAAAATCTAAATTTTTTCCATTTACTAATTCTTCTCTTGTTATGTTGTGACCGTGATTTATGTTATGTTGGTTAAATCCAATACCATTAATTTTTATATCTTCATAAATCCATAAATCATCAACTATTAAAAAATCCTTATATAAATTTGTTCTTTCACCGATTAATTCTATTTCTTTTTCTAAGGGTAAATTTACAGTTGGTTCTAGATTCAAACATTGATCGTAAGGAACCAAGTGTGCGTCAGCTCCGGGGAAGTGAGCATCAAGCCAAAAAGTAATATTGCCGTTTAATTTTGGAAGTAAAGTTTTTAGCACTTCATGAGAGTTTCCTTCATGAATAAAAACTTGAGGAAAAGTCTTAAATTTTTCTTTTGCTTGATTATAAAGAGTTGGTTCAATTTCAATTGAATGTATCTCTTCGAACCCTTGTTTTATTGCATATTCTACCCCATCCCCATATAGAGTACCGGTTTCTACAAAATAAGGTGTTTCGTTATGTTTTTGAGCTTCTTTTAAATCGAAAATAGAAATATCTCCCATAATAAAACTTAATTACCAATTACAAAAATTCCATTTAACTCTTTTAGGAATATACCCTATGTGGCCCCAACAAGCAGGGTTAAATTTACTGTACAAATTAAAAACCTTTCCTTTTAAACTTAACTTTTCTAAAAGATAAATGAAACAAGTTTCAACCATATGAATTTCAGCAGCGTTTTCAAAAACTTTACACCAATCAAAAACAGAATAATCATCCAAATGTTCTAATTTTATTATTTTTTTATCTCCATTATACTTAACTCTTCTAGAAGCAGTTGCAGGAGGGGTACCATACACACCACTTACAACAACGTAATCATCAGTTGCTTTTATACCTAAATGATCCATGAGCTTATCTTCTTTATCTAGGTCTCTTTTAAACTCAAAATATTTGTCCCAGTCATCCCATTCACCACCCAAATTAGCAAACCTATATTTTGCTTTCATTACAGAACCAGTAAATTTTTTATCTGAATGAGTAAAAGGTAAATAAAGCCAATGCGTAGGACCGTGAGCGTTAAAGCTTTCTACTCTGACAGCATCTAGTCTAACACCATTATCAAATAAACCAGTTGGGTCTTCAAATTCAGATAACGGAATATATTGAATAGTATCTGTACCCATATAGTCATTAACATAATTATATACGTCTTTAACTGGCCATATTATTTTTTTGACTGTTCCTGTTTCAATTAAAAGTTTTGCGATCTTTTGAATATAAAAAATATCACCTATACCGCAAGTCTGTTCAATTAAACCGTATTGTTTTTCCATTATCTAGATCTGAACCCAATTAGGGTCCACTAAATCATCTGTTGGTGGGCCTTTATACTCAAACCACTTTTTAGGGCAAATAATCTTTTCTTTTTTCTTACCTAAATATCCACCCCAAGCAGAAAAAGAACTATTACCCATAATAAGAGAATCACACTGTGATAAAACATATAAATCTTCTAATTCGGAACTCCCATTTGCTAATACATTTTTTTCATCAAACTTAAACTCCTTTCTTACTTGGTTTATATCGTCTGTACAATATACATATAATGTATCTTTGTCAAAATGTTCTTTTGCTTTATCATAATAATCTTTTTTAACAATGTTAAAAATATCAGGGTTTCTATAATAATCCCCTCTTCTTATATGCACACCTACTATCTTATCTACATTATGCTTTTTTTTCAGAGCAGTTAATCCTTTATCACATTTTTTAGATAAATTATCCCCAAAATGGTATAATTTGTTTAATTCATCATGATCTAAATCATTAAAATATTTCCAACTTTGATAATACCCTTCATAAACCACATCGTGCTCTATACCTAAAAATGGTAAAGGTTTATGAAGAAAAGAAGGCTCACGACAAGCAATATTAAAAGACTCTTCAGTTGTATCAAAGTTTTTATAAAAAGAGTGTCTATATGTCTTTGGATGTTGACCTTGTAATGCACCAAAGTCTAAATTATAGTTTAACACAAATTTTAAATCATGTTTTTTTGCATGTGCATAAACAGCTGTAACTTGATACAACTGATTTCCTATTCCACCTTTAATCTGTATTGTAATCATTATTCAAATAAAAACGGATACTCATTATATATCCAATCTTCCGGTACTCTAAATTCTTCAACCTTATTAAAATTTTCTTCTATCGCAGACAATCTTTCATTATAAAAATAAGCCCCATTATCATCACCCTGGATTTTTTCCATTATGTCGCCAAGCTCTTCAATAGTATTGAAGTATAGAATACCATCTTCATTAAAAAACTTATTTACCGAAAATTTGTCACCATAGTAAATGGGTATTGCTTTTGTTGCAAAAGCATCTAATAATTTTTCTGTCCAATACCCTTTAACAATTGCATTCTCAATTGTAACTGAAAAATAATACGGGTTAAGTCCGTCTTCTTTATTTTCTAAAACATTCTCTGCGTATTTACCATAACAGTCCATTTTACCAGACGTTTTGTATCTATCAACAATCATATGCCTAAACCGGTGACCTAATGTCATAGCTTTATCTGATGCAAAAATACTACAAAACTTATGTTTGTTTTCTATCCCTTCGTAGTTATGTATCCAACACCTACCGTGAGGGTAATAAAGATAATTTTGACCCTTATCAATTAATTTTTGATCAAAAGTCAAAACGAAATCATAAAGTTTATTGTTTTGTTCGATCCAGCTATACATGCCAGGGTTAATGCTCCTTGGTTCTAGTAACCAAGCAACCTTCCGTTTAACACCTGAAGCTTTATGCACGTCAGCTAATTTTAAATCAGTAATAAAGCAACTGGTGCTTACGGGTTCATTATCTGTAACCCATTCAATGTGTTTGTTTTCAGCTAGATGACACGATGATGTGTCCCAAGGAGTAAAATTATTGTCTCTTATGTTTACTTTAACCATGGCCAAGATTTAGTATATTTTGTAAGTTCTGTTGTGCTCATACCCTCTACTTTATCAGATTCTCTTTTATTACCTTTTAAAACAACTTGTTGTGAAGTTACCGTCTCTTTAGTATGAGGAAAATGAAATAAAAAGTCTTTTTCATTTTTACACCTGTAGAAAGGTTCATGATTTTTTTCCCAATTAAAAGAAGGCGATTTTCCGTATAAAATTCTAATACGACTTATAATTTCCGTATCTTCGTATCCCCACCCCTCAAAATTTTCATTAAACCCTCCTATTGTAATAAAGTCTTTTTTCATACCTAATAGACAACCACCGGCTGCGTTAACACCCAAAATTTTACAGTGTTTATACTTTAAAGAATCGTACCCAACCGGGAAACCTCTTTTTTTATTATCTAAAGCGACTTCTAATAATTTAAAATCGGGGAAAAATGCTTCTAACGTAGATAATAAAGGAGCGGCTGCATATTTTTGCTTTGCTTCATAATTTAAATAAGCTGGTTGACCATTATAGCATATACCAAACCCTCTGTTCTTTTTAATTTTATCTAAAATGTCTGTAATTTGTTTAGGGTTTACCACACAATCTAAATCTAAAAATAACAAATATTTTCTATCACTTTTTTCTATACCTATATTGTATGATCTGCTTTTTCTAAAAAACTCTTCCCCGGTAATAATCCCGGCTTGGCTCGATGACTTCGGATCTTCGACATGACCATATTGATCAAAATAGACTCTATTTGGTGAAAAAGCTTTTTCATAACGGAAATTTACCTTCGCGACACCGGTTTTGTGATGGCTTCGACCATTTTGTTCAAAATATATTTTGTCATTTTCTTGTATTGGTATACAACGTTGAAGAATAGGTGATGTAGAGTCTTCAACAAAAATAAACTTACTATTAATAGTATGATCTTTAAAAAATTTATACATAAGAAAAGCATTCATTGCTCTTTCATGATTATCTATTCTAGTAGCAACGATTATATCTATATCTTTTAAATCTTCCATTATTCTGGGTTCAGTGCTGTATATACCCACTCATCAGCATTAATTTTATCTCTTAATGATTTAGGAACAATTTTTGGTCTTACAAGTCTATCCGCGTGATATTTTAAATCACTTTCTTTTGTGGCAAACATTCTTGGTTGTGTACATGTAGCTTGAAAAAAGTTAAGAGCACTTTCAGTTCGTTTTTCCAATTTATTAACACCGGAGCGATGATAAAGGAAATCCCTTCCGGGTGTATAGATATCTTCAAACGAAATATCTATATTATCGATATTTTCATGATTATGAAATTCTCCTAACGGTAAACCTAACATTTGATGTATTTGACACTCAACAATTTCTTTATCATAATGACCTATTCTATCTTTTCCCGGTCCTAATAACTTTACACTTTTTTCAAATTCAACTTTTTGGTCTTTGTGGAGTTTATTAAAAAAATAATTTAAAATTTCATTATCAGCTATACCGGGGATGCTTTTATCAGCAGATGCAATAACATTATCGATAATGTAAAATGTATTTTCGTCGTTTTTCCAAAAACCATGCCCTGAAGCACAAATAGGATATTTTTCTCCTAATTGTAGATCTAATATTATTCCATATTTGTTGTCAATATAATCTTCTAACTTTTTATAAAAATTCATTACCAAACAATCTGCATCAATCCAAAATACCCAATCATAATTGGGTAAATGTTTCTTTATGAACGGGTACCTTGCAAAATATGATTTACCGTCTACTTGGGCTACCCCACCCACATTTTCTGTAAAGTAATGCAAATCATAATCACGATAAAGACAATATTGTTTTAATATCGGTAGAGATATATCTAGAAGATTTTTTTGCTTTTCATCTGCACCTGTTAATACTGCTATTTTTACATCACCCATGTTTTAACATATTCTTTTAATTTATAAGAGCTACAACCTGAAACAAAACACATTATATTTTCATTTTCTTTATAAAACGGTTGTTTTTCTTTTTCAGATCCGGTTCCGTCAAAATGATGTAAATGCCAACATACTTTTCCTTTACCAAAAACCCTACCTACATTAAAACCTAATTTTGATACACGAAGAGGGGCTTCATCGTCTTCATACCCCCACCCTAAGAAATGAGGATTATAACCGTTACACTTAACTAAATTATCTTTTCGTCCCATAACACAACCACCTTTACTTACAGTATGACCAATTAATACACCATTATGTACTGTATTAACAAGGGTTTCATCATAACTCAAATTATTACCAGAAGAACCCTCGAACTCTTTTACAACATCGGGCACTACTAATAATTCTTCATAATTTAGTGTTTTGCAAAATTTATCTTTTAAAGGCTTTTCAGCACATAAAAATAAACCATTATAAGGATATACAAACCCGGCGTGATCATCCTTTTCCAAAAGCTTAGCTGTTTCTAACAATTGATTGGGATCAATGATAATATCTGTATCTATAAAGTTTAAAATATTAGTTTTTGCTAATTTGATTCCTTTATTGAACCCTTCACCTTTTCTCCATTCAGTATCGCTTTTTGAAAAAACAACTACATCTTCTTTTCCTAAATTAAGCGTATTTGTAACTTTTGGTTCTTTATCGTCCTCAATAAAAATATGCTGATAGTTTTCACATCTATTTCTATAAAAACTATGCATAGTTTTTAAATTGACCTTTCGTTCTTCGTTATCTAATCTAACGAAAGTTAAAAATGTTATACCTTTTAAATCATGCATTCTTTTTGATTGATTTTAATTTATTCATTACCTCGTTTACATTTGTATCAGGTACTTGATTAGGGAAATAACCGTGTTTACTATGAAAATATTTTGCACCTCGGGTAATATTTTCTTTCCAATTTTTTCTAGGTCTAATAACCGAGTTAACTTCACTACAAGCTAATTCATCAATATAATCATATGAATTAGCAATATCAGGCCACCACCAATAAGCCGGCAAATAGCCTTTCTTTACAATTTTATATGAATGATCAACATGTTCCCATGCATTAACGTAATGATCATCATTAATACCTATATCTTCAATTACACTTTTATTATAATAAGTAAAAGCACCCACACAATGACGGTTTAACGCAATAGAAGTACCATCACCATAATCCACTATCTTTCTTGGTGTTGGTAAACCATTAGATTTCAGACCCGCTTTATTTGCCGGGCCATGGTAACCGTACATCATATGTTTTAATCCTGTTTTCTTACTTACTTCAATATACTTTTCAAAAACATTTTCATCTTTGATTATAATGTCATCTTCCATTATAAACATATGATCTATACCTTGTGGATCACCGGGCCAACACTGCAATTCTTGAGAATGACCTGTTTTAAGCATTTCTTTAAATGCCCAGTTCTTAGCAAAACCAACACCCTTATTACCACCAGTATAAAAATAATTACCACAAAGACCATCTTTACTATATACAAATCTTCTCGGACCATGATCTGATTTATCTTTAAAATCTGCACTATCACCGTCGTTAATAATAACGATATAATCAATTTTATGTCTAGGTATAGAATCTAATACCTTTTTTAAAAACCCTTCTCGATTACAAGTAACAATACCTAAACCTATGGTATCCTTAAGAGGTGGTGGTTTCCAATTAGGGAATTTTGCCCACTTGTCCCAATATGCAGAGCGAGCCCGGATCGCAGCAGGTCTTTCAGCATTAATACCAACTAGTTGTCCTTGACCGTTTATATATTTTTGTTGAGGTGACTTTGAAATTGTCATGGTACATAAGTATTTTAGCATAAATAATTAAAATGTCAATTGGCAATACCAATTTTATTACTCTAGACAGCATAGCAGAGATACAAGATATTGTAAATGGGGACTATCTTTTCACTGTTTCTAACGGTGTAATATATAAATTAGATTTTCAAAATTTAATATTAACTCCCGACAATGTAGACTTTTATACAACAATTGAATCTTTATCAACTCAGGTTGTAAGCTTGACAAATGCTTTTAGTGCTGTTAATTCACAAATGAATACCCTATCTACTTTGGGTGGGGTTGGTACTCTTGTACATGAGCAGAGCGCGGGATGGACAAGCACAAATTCACAAGTACAAACACTAAGTGCTACCACTTGGCTACCGGTTGGATCACAAAGCGTACAAGCAGGTAGTTTAATTTCTTATGTGGGTGGTTCAGACTCTTGGCAAGCACTTTCGCCGGGGCTAGAGGGAGATTCATTAATAATATTAGATAATGTTCCTCAATTTACCGGCAATACAGGGGTTTATAAAAATATCGATACCAAAACCGCTACATACCAGGGCGGGACACAGAGTGGGAGTACAACCTTCCTTGACGTGGTGCCACTAGTGAGTGTAAGTACAGGGGGACAGAATTACAGTTACATAGGAATTACCTGGGATGTAAATTTCAACGGTGGTGAGGGTGACGGAACGATAAACCAATCGAGACTCCTTATTCAATATGGTGACGGGAGAGCAAGTCAAATTATTGCCGGTGGTAGTTATGCAATTATTGATGGAACACAAGGGAAAGGACAAACAATAACCTTTACTATAATACCACAAGCAGATTTTGGTAATACCTACCGGTCGTCCAACACTCCCGGAGGGGCGTTAACCAAAGTCAGAAAGTTAGGTCAATTTTCTGCTTTAGGTTCAGCAGCGGGAGACACTGATAGATCCTTTGACGTCGATCCTGTTATAATTACAGATGTACTAAATGAAAGATTCGACTCTTTCGTACCGTTAATTGCCGGGGATCCAGGTGGTGTACCATCCCAATGGAAATACGACAGAACTTGGGGAGCGAGCGGTGACAACACCGGCGTACTTTGGGAAAGCGCACAAACGTGGCTCAACGTGTATGGTTCACCGAGTTAATTATTTTTTGTATTCTGAATATGTTGATACAATACATCAGCCTTTTGTTTTTCGTGTGCAATTTCTATTTGCTGATCTCTGATTATTGATTCCATATCCATAATTTCATTAGGGTCTAAAATTTCAGATTCATTATCACCTAATAAGTCACCTTCAGCATCTAAATATTGTCTTATTAAATGAATGCGTTCTTTTTGATTACCAAATATTTCTACAATTGCCGGGCATTCATCATAAGGTAAGAATGGAGAACCTTTAAGATTTTGAAAATATTGTTGTTCCATTCCTTTAAAAAGATTATCTATTTCTTCTATGTGTTCTTTATTAATTGATCTTGTACCATCACCTACTAATTCAACAGGCCCTACTTTTGTAATAGGGGTAAAAAATATTACATCTAAAAATTTCAAACTTTCGCGTACAACAGGGATACATTTATTAATAAATTTTGTATCTATATCATTTATACCTTTTTCATGAGCCCATAACGAGTATACTAAATTATCTAAAGGACACCTATCATAAATAACTTTATCTCCTTTTTCTGATTCCATTATTGTATCGATGGTATGATTTAGAATAGACCACTGTGCATCCTTATTTGTATTATCGCTATGAGGTAAGTCGTTTTCAATAATAAAATCTCTGTATGTTTTTTCTGGTGTAGAATACATGGGCCACTCCTTTATAAAATCCTTTACTAAAGTGGTCTTCCCTTGACAGGCTGTTCCTGATACTGCTATACGCATATTATTAATTAGGGTTATTGTCTCTATCATCCAGAGCTAAAGCATCTATTTTTATATCTTCATGATGCATAAGCGCAAATATATTCCATGCTGCAGCAGCTAAATGATCTTCGCTCTTTTTACCTTGCCAAAAACTTGTAAGGTGTCTCATTGCACTGTCATAATATATTGAATAGTGCATACCCTTCTTCCAATTGTTCTCTCCGTATGTTTCAGCACCTTCTAAGTATCTTTTCATTAACCGTTCTAAAGGTTTGTGAGGAACAAGAGAGAAGCGCAATTTACCCTTTCTATCATCTCTTTGAGCACCTGTATCGAAGACGGTATTTTCTTCGCTTTGTTTGTCCATTTAATTAATATAAAATATTAACTTTTTTTATCCAGTGTATAAGTAACCGTGCTTTTTTAAAAGGTCTAAAGCTACTTTGTCAAATCTCAGAAATCTTACTATATCTTTTAAAGGGTAACCTTTTTGCGCATATATAAGCATAGAATCAAGCACTGTATTGGCATAGTGGCCTATATGATCAAATGCTTTAGGGCTCGAGTGACCTGGTGGTGTATACCCCGAATCAGTAAATTTACCGTCAGGCCTAAACTCAATGGCTTTGGCAGCTCCTGTCCCACCAGGTGGAGCTGCTATACTTGCTAATTCTTCTTCTGCTCTTCTTGCTGCGGGGGTACCGTCTTTAGATGTGATATTTTTAGTACGCCATGCTAAAATTTTCGCTTGTATTTCACCCATCGTCTTACCCGACAAAATATCAGCGCCTTTATCAAAACCGGCAGTTCCAGGGGTAAACTGTTTTTGATACTCTGGTGACATACTGCGCACACCTTTTGCAATATTTCTTGGTAATGATTTTAACATACGACCTGCTTTTTTTACAGTAGGGAAATACTCTCCTAAAGCTTCTTCTATATAAAATTCTTTAAAATTAATCATCTTATCCGTATTTTGCGAATCCTTTAGCAAGATTCATTAATCCTTTACCACCTTTAACCTGCCCTCTTGGTGCTGGTAATGGCTCTCCTGTATTTGGGTTTATACCATATGGTGCTTCTTCTGTTGCTGTTTCTGTTTCATCTACTTCCATACCAGATTCCGTACCCGGGCCCATGCTGCCGTCGGCATTCATTAACGCTGGTTGAGTATCAGCTACTTGAGTCATAGATGCTTGATATTCTGGGCTGTTTACATCAGCTGTATCACCAACCATACTAGCAGGAGTTGTACCACCACCTAGTGGTGCAACATCTGGTGTAACATCTGGTGTAGCAGCTGCTTCTTCACCACCACCGGCACCCATTAATGCACCTAGACCACCTACGGCGGCACCTTGTGCTAAATGTTTACCTACTGGTGTTTGCATCGCCGCTTTAATTCGGCCACCTTTTGGTGCGTTTATCGCAGATTGGGTCCCGGCACCTAATGCTTTACCTAAAGCAGCGCCACCGATCGTCCCAGCTGGACCTAAAGCACTACCAAGTAAACCACCTGCCGCCATACCAACTGTCGGTGCGACTTGTGCAGCCTTATCCTTTAACCAACCACCTGCTCTAGCTAACATACCTGGCTTTTTAGCAGGTGTGGGTGCTCCTGCTGCACCGGGTGCTCCTGCTGCACCGGGTGCTCCTGCTTCACCTTCTGTTTCTGTTTCTGTTTCTGTTTCTATGTCTATTACCGGAGGTTGAGTTTGCTTCTGCTGTTGGTCTGCCATTTGCTGCATCACCGCTGCCATAGCAGCCATTTGCTTTTGCATTGCTTCTTGCTGTGCATCAGACTGAGCTTTTTGAGCAGCAGACATTTCAGCTTCTTTAGCTTCCATGTCCTGAATTTGCTTTTGCATCGCATCATTTTGTGCCTGCATTTCACGCATTTTCTGTTGGCCCTGTATTTGAGCAGCATTTGGTTGACCTTGCTGAGCTTGTAGGTTTTTAAGTTCCGCACCTTGCTGACGCAGTTGCTGTTGTTGCTGTATTGCTTGAGCTGTTGGTCCTGCAGGTGCAGCAGGTCTTGCTACTGCCTCTACGTCTTTTGTAATAGTTTCTGTCGCACCGGGCTGAGTTGTTGCTTGTGCTAGTGGTTGTGCTACTTCACCTCTCTTTTGCGCGTACCGAGCTCTTCTTTTTACTAAGTCGGGCCGCATGCTTGGTACCCTTTTATTAGAGGTAGCACTAGTTGGCCGGCTACCCATGCCGGATGCTGTGTCTCTATAACCAACTTCTAGTAATAACCCATCACCCTTTTGAAGTAGATAATCTGCACAAATACTTTCAAAAATTTCTTTTACACCCTCATAAGCACTTTTATCAGAAACATTTTTTGTAAAATCTTGAATAATATCAAAACTCTCTCTTAATGTAAGGTTTAATTGTGTATTTTCTGTTATTAAACCTGGCATATCTCTATCAAGATTTTCTTTTAATTTGAGTTTATATAATTCAAAAATATATTTTAATTTTACGTTTCTTAGCGGGGCTAAGTGAGGATTACTTTCTATAACATATTGAAAAAATTCTTTATCCTGTTTAAACGATGTTTGAGGGGACATATCCAACGTTCCTTGGTAATTTTCGAAAATGGCTGAAATGTCTTTACTTCTGTTCATTTTATATATTTATTAATTACTAATGAAAAGACTATTACTTATGTATTCGGTATTCGTAATTCACAAAATTTTATCTAATTGAATTTCGGTTTTTTCAAGTTCATCACCAGGGTTAAATGTCTTACCCCTATTTAAAACTATGTATCTTACTAAGTTACCCGATTCGCCAGTGTCACCGTGCATAGGTTTTATTGCAATAACTTTACCTTTGCTCTTAAAATGTTTACATTCAGGATTTACATTTCTTATTACATCTCCAATAGTTAGCTCGTTAGGATCTAAATCGGTATGTTCTAACAATTCATTACATCTTAGCTGAAACCGGGTCATCATCTATATTTATTCAACCCATTTTTAATACATCTTGTTTGGGGTGATTTAATTTCTTTTTTATTAACGATACCTTTTCAGCTGAAGTGCAGTCCCAGCATGGATGGAAAACCCAATCACCGTTATGGTTAAAATAATCTGAATCATATAATTGTACTATTTTTGTGTACAAAAATTCAACTTTATCAAATTCTTCATGTATTGCATTTTGTTCCCAATTTCTGGTATTGTGCCATAGCAAATTCGGGGTGTTTATTACGTTTTCAATAAACTGTATTGTATACTTATTTTTTTCAATAAAAATAGCCCCTGTATTAACATGAATTAACGTTTTTTCGAGGCCGTCACAACAAATATGGATACTTTTATCTTCTTTTCCTTTTTTTAAATCTAAAACATTTTTTTCTTTGTCTACTACTACAGCATCACCATCTAATAAAAATATTTGTTCGTATCCTTTTGCAAAAAGATATTTTATAGAATACATTTTGTTCCAAGCCGGGGCTCGATCATGTTTAAAAATCGAACGGCCTAAAACTTCCAAATTTTTATGAAGAATGTAATCAAACCCTATTTTATCTGCATATTCTGCGTTATGTGGTCTAGTTACATTAATTAAGTCTTCATAATTGTTACATATAGATTGTAGTACTGCTTTTTTATTCGACATCTATATTTCTGGATAATTTAATTTTTTCATAACCGTAGGGTAAATTAAAATCGTGAATATCAGATAATTTTATAAATGAATTAATAGCGCTACACATTGCATTACCTTCAACTCTTACATTATTAGGTTTTACTACAACAGGTGTAATATTTTTATCTTTAAACCCTAACTGCTCAACATATGTAAATTGTTTTGCTAACTCCATCTGTTCCTGTCCCGCCGGTAATGTGAAACTTCTTTGATCTATTTCTCCGTTTTCATCCCACTCGAATTCTTTAAAATCTCTCATATCTTGATAAACGTACAATATTTCAAATTTATCATTTCCATATTGATTTTTTAAAATGTTTGAAACTTCAACTAACTGTTGAATATCGTAATCTACCGGGTTTGCATCATATTGTGCACCATGTTCTGGCCATTTAGACCAGTACCAAATATACTTATGACGAACAAACAATAATTTTCGTTCATTTTCTTTCAACAATTTAACTAATCTCTTACTACGGCGATTATATATTTCATATGTTGCTTCTTCATTAATTCTATCAGTTTCTTGATTATTTTCATCCTGATAGTAGATCACATGAGCAAAATCTACACCGCTATCAGGATAAAAGTTTTTAAATTCATTTTTAAAAATATTTGCAAGGGCAGACATTTTTGTTACTTGCCAATCAAACGGAAAAGAAGATTTACGCATGTAGTTTAGTGCTTGACCAACACAACACCTATGACCCAAGCTTACAAAATAATCGAACTCTTTATCAAATAGAGAATTTTCTGGTGCTTTATAAAAATTCGGGACCACCCAATCGTTCATATTAATACATAAGTTATGGCCCTAGATCTTCAAGTCAGTATTTTTTTGAGAGGTAATAGGGGTATTTTTCATGAGGACCAGGCATTAAAAGTATAAATAATTATATGACACATTACTTAATGATTAAAACACATAATAAGACAGGTTTAAAATATCTCTGTAAAACATCTACAGATAATCCTAAATACCCTTTTACATACAAGGGATCAGGTAGTTACTGGAAAAGACATCTTAATGTACATGGGGGAGATATTACTACAGAGATTGTTGGAGAGTTTACAGATAAGGAAGAGTTTATTAAGCAGGCTATATTATTAAGTGAGGAGCAGGATATAGTAAAGAGTGAGGGTTGGGCTAATTTGGTACCTGAGAGAGGAGATGGTGGACCCACAATGCTCGGAAGAAGTATTACAGAAGAACAAAATAAAAAGAAGATTATTTCTCTTAAAAGGTTTTATGCAAATTGCTCAGATGAATATAAAAAGAAAAGATCAGCTATTAATAGTAAGTGTCATGAAAAGTACAGGTATTACACACCAAAAGGAGAGTTCACAAATGCATTTAAAGCAGCAGAGACAAATGAGTGTTCAAATGTAACTATAATGAACAGATGTATAAAGTATGTAGATAAGAAGATTGAATCAAAGAGGTATTGGAGGTTTGGGTGGAGAGGTAAAACATGGAGAGAGTTAGGCTGGAGCTCAGAACCCCTAACCTAACTCTCCTATGTCATATATGGTATTAAACGAGCAAGGCTTTATCCCACACTAATAAATGTAGTCGTGAACTAAAGTTAAATCTATGCTTCTTAGCTAGTTCAGCAACCATAGGGGCTTTTTCTATATGCTCTTCTCTGCTACCACAACAAGGCATTAACCACACTCTACCAATTGGTATGTCAAACGGATCAATATACTTTGCAAATACTTCATCTAGATCTGATTCTTTATCAATTACAAATTTAAATCCAGATCCATTAGTAGAGTGCCAATCTAATACTTTTGGTTTATATCGACGATCTTCAGGATCACCATTATTACTCATCTTAGGAGATGTAGTAAACGTGGCGCCGACTCTCAACCACTCTGGATCAGGCAAGATTGTTGCATTAGTTTCAAAATCTATACGAGGTACCCATCCCCATTCAACTTCCATATAATCTAAAAACTTTAATAATGCCTTTTGTTGTACTAGAGGTTCTCCGCCAGTAATTTTTAATATAGCACCATTGTATAAATGATCTTTATAACCACCACTTTCAAGAAGATCAAAAACTTCCTTAATTGTAAATTTATTTTTAACGCGCCAAGATATAAAACTATCACAACCGTGAGGAGAAGCAGCAGATGCAAATCCTTTACATGTTAGATTACACATTGATAGTCTCATAAAAACAGAAGGGTAACCTACAAACTCTCCTTCTCCTTCAACTGTGTAAAATATTTTATCATCGCTAAGATAAATAGTTTCATCGCTGTTATTCATATAAATGATTTTATTATGAACAAATGTATTATCAAGATTAAATATTAATAGTATGGCAACAAAACGCTCGCGGCTAGCCGCGGTTTTCGAGTCGGAACAGTTACACACAACAGATTTGCAAGGTAACTGGGATTTAAACTTTAATGTTAAAAATAAATTTGATTTTACGGAAAATCAAAAAAAGTTTATACAAACCCTTCTTCAAGAAGACACAAAAATAGTTTTTGCTGATGGGTTCGCCGGGACAGCTAAAACGTACTTGTCTGTTTTTGGTGCTTTAACTCTTGTAGCAACAAATAAGATGAGTCAAATAATATATTTGAGGAGCGTTGTAGAATCGGCAAATCAAAAAATCGGTCACCTTCCAGGGCAGTTAGATGAAAAATTCCTTCCTTATTCTTTACCGTTAATGGATAAATTGGATGAACTAGTAACAAAGACCACAGCTAACTCTTTGTTTAAAAAAGAATATATTAAATGTTTACCTGTAAATTTTACTAGGGGGTTAACATTTAATAAATCAATGGTAATAGTAGATGAAGCTCAAAATCTTACAAAACAAGAAATAACAACCATTTTAACAAGGTTTGGTGAAGGGTCCAAATATGTAGTCATTGGTGATTCTAATCAATCAGATATTAATGGTAAATCTGGGTTTTCTTCTATCATTGAAGCATTTGACAATGATATAAGTAAGACCCACGGTATATCAGCGTTTTATTTTGGAAGTGATGATATAGTTAGAAGTAAAATATTAAAACACATTGTTCATGTATTATCAGATGTTTAATCTTTTTGAATTTGTAAAAGTTCTTTAATAGCGTCTTCTGGAGAAACTATATGAGCCTCCGGGTGATCTGTACCTTTATCAAATGGTTTACCTATTTCAGCCATTTTTGAGAATACATCTCCTGCTAATTTTTCAATTTGAGGGTCTTTTTCTCTTTCTATCATTACCCTCTTTTAGGTGCGTAAGAGTCACCCGGTTTGTCTGATGCCCAACTGGTACCATGGAAAGGGTCATTATAATCACCCGTTTTCGGACCTGGCCCGGTTCTTGCACCAACAGATTTTGTTCTTTTAGCACCGGGTAAATTACGTTGAATTTCATCGGCTTTAGCTTTAGTTAGCGGGGTTTCAACAGGAGCTGCAGCTTCTTTTGCTTCGATCTGAGCATCAGCCATCTTTTGTCGGGCTCGCTTTATATTTTCATCAATAGGGTCATCAGATTCGCCTAATTCATGACAAGGTGTAGATTTTTCAAAATCTCTTGGATTAGCTTGTGGACCGCATGCTTCTGCTTCTCTATATGCATCCCAATCTACCTCTTCATTATATCTCATTGTTTGAGTAACTATCCTAGTAAATACTGCACTATTATCTTCATGCTCAAAGACTTCAACCTTTTCAACCCAACACCTATCATTAGTAGCTGCTTTAATAAAAAAGTCTGCGGTGTCATAACACCACTCAGCAATTCTTTCAACACCAGTACCATTTGACATAATCCTCAAATCACATGCTCCGGCTTTTTCTAATTCTTTAAAAATAGGTAATGCAGGGTCACTAGCTGCAATACAAGTTGTATGATCAAATTGATTTTTAAACTTTTCTTTAAGACCCTTTAACCCACCAAAATCTACCACCCAATTATTTTCGTCTAGTTCACCAGCGGCAAACCAAAATTTAGCTGTAAGTCTATAACCGTGTAAAAACCTGCAATGAGAATGATTAGCTTGCGGCTGTCTAAAAGCACAGCTACCCAATTCAATAACCTTAGTACTCTGAAATTTCATTCCTCTATTATAAATTAGGTACAAATAGAGTCAACTTATTTCTTAAAAATAGGCGGTAAACCATAAAGAGTGTCGTCTATTTGATCTGGACCGTATGTGTCTTCATCACCATCCAGCTCTTGAAATTTATCTGAAGCTTCTTCTGATTCTGAGGGATCGGATGTGTACGTGTTACATTCACATATTCGTTCACCTCTATCGTTGCTAGCAAAACTTAAATGTATTTTTGGAGCAACACACCTATTACCTTTAGCCCAATAAACACAATCATTACATTCACACACAACATCATCTAATGGCGGACCGTGGCCAAGTCGAACACCACCAGTAGGGTGGTCTTCATCTTCATGATGCATTTCTGATAACCGTTGTATTGCATTAGAACTAGTATCAACATACATACTAGCTACCTCATCCATTTTTGAGTAAGATATAGCTGCTGCTTGTTTTTGAGCTGCTTTTTTACTTTTTGGTTTTGAAGTGCCTATTTTTCCAGATTTTTTATAGGCTCCCATTAACTCAGATATATTCTGATGTAATATTTTATCAGTTTTTCCTTTTTTAAGCGGCATGTCTTAACAATGTTTTATAAATTTTTAGAAGTTCCGAATCATCTACCCCACCTTGTTTTAAATAATGCTCAATGTCGTCAATATCGTTAGTATTTCTTATCTGTTCAAATTCTTTCTTACTAATCTTATCTTTTAACTTCTTAGCAATGTATTTTTTGAACATTTTAATTGAATTAGGTCTAGATGGGGTTAATACAGGTTTTTTAACGTTAAATATACCAGGTAACGGGCCACCGGGTAGTAAAACTTTTAAAAGGGGTGGTAACCCGGGACCAGCTGGTCCACAATTTTCATGACTTAACTCTTGAAGTACAAACCCTTCATAAGCTTCAGATTTTTCAAACCCAGAATTTAAAGTAGGATCTACTTTGAACCGTATATATTTCAAGCCCTTGTTCTTTAAACATTCGGCTAATATAATGTCAAAGCTTTTCATCATATTAGTATTTAATCAATTTCTATAATTAATAATGTCTAGTATAGTTGTGTAAAACGGTTTTTGACCACTGCTGGTCCAGCAAGACTCATCTTCTTTATCATGGCCCCACGTATCAAACCAAAATAAGTTATAATCGTATTTTTCTGCAATAATACTATAATACGGTTCTTCAGTAAAGGGATGTACTTTGTGATTATCAGTAAAAATATTATATAACTTCATATACAAGGGAATTATTTTGGTTTCTAATTCTTCAAATTCACCACCGAATATAGTACCCACGGTCCAAAACGGGTATTCAGCACGAGGTTCATCTTTTATCTTTTTTGTTACATTTTTTCGTAACTTAAATGTAGTTTTATCTTTTTCTTCTTCTTTATATTGGTTACCTACTTTTTTCCAACCCATTTGTTCATCAAGCACCTTAGACACAAAATGTTTATGTTCTGGCCAATCAAATTCACTCAAACGATCATTACAAACATTTTGTGTTAAATGAAACCACTTCTTATTTTCCCAAATACGTTTTAACCCATTAGTAAACTTAGGGCTAAAAATATTCTTTTTATTACTAGGGTAATAATGGGTATCTGGATATTCTTTTTGCATAGCACCATTCATACTGTAAACATACTCTGCACCACCTAGAGAAACCGGGATTTTACACCATTCCGTTACACCAGCATCAACCCAAACAACCCTATCACACCCCCATTCGTTATCTTTTGCATTTCTGCACCATATGTACTTCCAATGACATAAAAGTTCACATCTCGGACTATACATGTATTTCTTACCATCGTCTTTACCATCTTGAAGATCACGCCACACAAAATCGTTCTTTGTTTCTAAGATTTCATAAGATCTTGGCCATTCAAGCAAATCCAAGCCGATAATTTTAAATTCTTTAAAATATTTTTCTACTATTTTGGTTAATAACTTTACACGCCACGGCCAACAATATAAATGCATAGGCATACCAAAATTAGCAAGATTTTTTAATGAAGTTTCATATAATTCTTCATCATTGTCTTTTCCCCCTAAAAGCCAATCAGATCTCGCATCATATACACAAGTAACTAATATCGGTTTCATTATTTAAATTTATAGCCAAAATTCGTAAAATCATCTGTATATTTTTTGTTTATGGTTTCTATGGATTTTTGTGATAATTTATCCACGCAGCTACCACAGTTAACCGCTGACTTATTATGATGACCTAATTCAGGGTCAATACCTAATTCTACACACATGTTTTTAAAATCATCATTTAACGATTCAAACTTTAAAACATAATCATATTCCGCTCCTATAAAATAATCACTTTGTGGTAATACATGATCTGATAAATAGCCTGTTATACAAAATTTACAAATCCATATGTAAAAATCGTCGTCATTAAATGTTGAAACATTGTTCCTAAAAAAATATTCAGAAATAGATCTAGTATAAGGGTTTCTAACAATTGTAAATTTTTTATAATTATTAAACCAATTTTTATACAAATCTTTTATTATATCTGGAGTATAATGTTGTGGGGAAAACATTGTATTTTTTGCTGGAAAGAGCAATTCATCATGCCGATAGCAGTTAGAATAAGAGTGATCTAAATGAAATTTTTTTTCAATTGATGTACCACCAGTTTTGGGGATATGAACAAATAACAGATCGTGCTCATGAATGAAAGGCATATTATATTTAAATGTTGAATCTAAAAGTAAAGATCATATAATATTTTTATATGTCTGAAAGAGTAAAAGAATTTTTATTACCAACTGCAAATAGTTCAGCTCCAAGAACAAAAGAAGAAAGAGAGCGAATAATTAACAAAGCATCAAAAGCGTATGAAGCATATCTAGATGCGTTGGGTTTTGATTGGAGAAACGATCCAAATAGTGATAATACCCCGATGAGAGTTGCAAAAGCTTTTGTTAATGATATGGCTGTTGGTTGTTATACAAAACCACCAAAGGTAACATCATTTCCATCAGATGGTTATGATGGTATTGTATTTCAAGGAGGTATTCCAGTAAAAAGTCTTTGTAGTCATCACCATTTACCATTTACTGGCAAAGCTCACGTTGCTTACATCCCGAGTCTGGACGGTAGAGTTATTGGTCTTAGTAAACTTAACCGAATTGTTGAATATTATGCAAGAAGACCTCAAATTCAAGAAATGTTTACTGTGCAAGTACATAATGCAATAAATGATATATGTGAAAAAAATGCTGGTGTAGCGGTTGTAATTACTGCTCAGCATACATGTGCATGTTTAAGAGGGGTTAAGCACGATGGTTGTGAGATGAAAACATCTAAATTAAGTGGTTCTTTTTATGATGATGAAAAAACAAGAGCTGAATTTTACCATTTTGTAAATTCAATGTAACTCTTAAAATTAGGTAATTTATTATACCCAACATATACGTCTTCAGTAAAAGAAATTATATTAAACCGATCTTGTCTTAAAGGTACGTCTATATTTGTTCCTATAATATTTGCCCAATACACCCAAACATTATCTTTTGGGTTCATTTTTGGTTCCGATATTAATGTTGCTTCTAATAACCCAGCTGGATTAGTTTGAATTGTCCCAGTTGGGTCTTTCTCTTGTGCTGCAGCTAGCTGCATACGAAGGGATGCTGTATATGCATCTCTTACCTTACTACTTTCATCTTGTAGAAGTTCTACTGTAGTTCCAACAGGGTGTTTGTGCACATAAATATTTAATTGACACCTTGACTAATATAACTAAATAATATAGTGGCAAAGAAAAAAGAAGACCAATATGGATTTGAGAAAGCTGTTTTAAAAGTATGCACTTTAAGAGAGAAAAATTTATGGGGACCGGCACATAAAGCGGCAAAAGATCCCGAAACAGGAATTGTAATTAAACAAAAACCTGCATTTTTTGTAATTCAAGACTGTGCTAATATTACAAAAAGATATTTGTTTATTATGTGTTACGGATCATTAACCGACCCAATTAGACAACTAAAAGGTAAAGTTAGTATAGAAGATATTGAAGATTTTGTTAGTAGAAGTAAAAATAAAGCTGATTATGAAACGAAGCAGCTCTTTAATCTAGTTTTTCATGATATTGCAGATTGGACACCGTCGCTCTCTACTAGTTCAGGTGAATTAGATATGACATTTGATGTAATAGATGAAGAAAATGTATATGGTGACTATGAAGCTTTAGGCAATGAAAGGCTTATAGAGATAGAGAAGCTAGAAGAACAAGAAAAAACAAGAATAGATCTCACTAATGATCAAGCTGTAATAGATAAATTAGTAGAAGTGTTTGTATTAGATTAATACTCATGTAGAGTTAAATTATCTACTTTTCCCATTGTACCTCTAACCATAACGTTAAAAGAAACCGTTACCCTATATTCATCTGCATCGTCAGGGTGTGGTATATAAGGATTCGCGGAATGTCTTAACCATGAAGGAAAGAGAACCATCGTTCCTTCTTTTAAATCTGGTTTAATTGTGGGTGTATAGTAAGGGGACCCTTCTTCTATAGTTTCAGGAAGAATAACAAAATTTTGATTAATGGGGCTATAAAATGCTGTACCGCCGTATTGATTAAATATCACCCCGTCTTTTGGGCGCGTTTGAGGATCTTTTACTACTATTATACCACTTAAAAAACTGTTAGGGTGGAAATGCTCAGCGTTAAAACCGTTTGGTCTATAGATATTAGACCACATTAAACTTATATCAAACGTCGGTATTTTACACTTTGTATTTTCTTCCCATAATCTACATGCATCAAAAATAATATCATTTAAAAAAGAAAATTCTTCACGAGTCTGTAAATTAGGGTTAGATTGATAAACATTTATTCCTTTATTCTTACAAAACCCAATTAACCTATCTAAATCATTAACTAAATGGTCTGCTTTATTGTGTGTTGAAGGATCATCACAATTTTTTTTATATTCTGCAGTGATTTCATCCCCTAGTCTTTTTATACAGTCATCACTTAAAGTAAAAAAGTAAAACGGTGTGGGAAATAAAGTATGTAGTTCGTGGTTTTCGATCACAACAAGATTTAATCTTGTTCATATTGCTTATCAACATCTATCAATTTGTCTATTTTTGATAAAAATATTTTACCTATCAACACAGCGTATTCATTTTCACTACGATCAGCTATTGAAAAAGGTATATCATTATATTCTTCATCACCCAATTTAATATCAAAGGTAACCACCGGGCGAAGTTCTTTATTCCCGGAACCGATATGAATTACAACTTCATCCACAACTTTCTTTTTTAGTTTTTTACCTCCGATTGTTTTTATAATTACATTATCCCCTCTTTTTGAAATAACTTCACCGTCTATTACGTTGTACGCCCCGTTACCTGAATCAATTTTTGCGTCTACCTCACCAATACCTTTAATATCTATTTTTTCCACTAGACCAACAACATCATCACTATCAACGTGTATTTCATTAACTATAAATCTTCTATAAATTTTTGAAAAATTGCTTATCATTATTTTTTTCTTGCTTCTAATATAGTTTTTCTTTCTTCTCTACATATCTTAACGAGATCAGCCAACGCTTTACGTGCTCTAGTAGATGCAGATTTATTATCTTTCTCCATATATAAATCTACATTCTTAATATAATTTGCTACTGTATCTAGTATTAATTGCTTTTGGGTGTCCATAATAGTATGTATAGTCTTCTTTTATTTATCAATCGCGGTTGATAGTTCTGAAGGGTTTACCCAACCAGACTCACTTCCTTTAGGTATATAAGGCCGGCCATTAACAGCTAATTTTTTTTCAATAGTTAAATCTTTCAATTTTTCATTAGGAACTATCATTTTTGTTGCTCTATCTGTCATATAAAACGTCGTTGACTTAAACCCCTTTCTTACAACTCTTGCTTGCCGGCCGCTAATATATATTATATCGTCGTTACTTATATTTGACCCTAAAAACACCAATATACCTTTAATAAAATTCATTATTAATTCTTTAGAAAAGAAAACGGTAGCTAAACCAATGGCAACCCAAAGATATTCAGTACCTAACTGTTTTATTGCTGTTTCTAAATGTTCTGTTGCGGAAGGGTTCACTTCAATACTTTTAATATATTTAATCCACTCTAGACCTTCTTGACTTCTAAGGAAATATATAAATAATAACAATATATGAAGAAGATATTATTTCTCATTTTTTCGGCTGCGTTAATGGCGCAGAACATCGTCGCTGATGACAAATTAAGCGTATCTGCAGAGTTAGGTTATTCTTCCGAACACAATATTCGGGGGTTAAATTATGCTAATGATTCGGTAGGTGTAGGGTTAAATTTAGCTCATGATTTAGGCTTTGCTCAAAGTTTTGGTGCTATATATAACATTCCAAGATCTGGTGGTTCAGATAGTGTTAATCACACTGTTTTTGGCCTAAGTAGGGGAGTTGACCTCGGTTCTTTCTCTTTTACAGGTACTGTTCAAGCACAGCATCACAATGCTGGTGTTGATAGTACTGAACTTGGTGTTGGAGCGGTCTTTGATCAGTTACCTGTAGTTGGGGATTGGGCAAATGTTGGTTTAACTTTGTGGGATAATCATGAACTTGATTATACTGGTTTAGTTGTTGACATTTCTGTTCCTTTTGAAGGTGTATTGATGGAAGAGCTCAAAATAGAGCCTTATGCTGACTTTGGAAACTTTGACGAATTTGATTATATCAAATTAGGGGTCGAGTTATGTTTTGATTGGGGTCAATGGACACCTTTTGTGGACGTTTACCACTTAGATGGTGATAACACACCATTGGTTGCTGAAGATGGCTGGACTGTTCAAACAGGTTTTAGATATGCATTCTAATTAAACAACTTAGGAAGTCAGGGGCTTACGAAAGTAAGCCCTTTTTTTATTCTCTATTACTTTTTCTTAAAATCCCCAGCTTTTGCTCTTCTTGCGAATGCTTTTCTACGAGGGGTGCAAGACGCTTTTGACATAGGTGTGCAATCACCCTTATGAGCCGGATCAACCCAACTTTCTGCATCCTCTTCGTTACGATCTTTATGCTCCAGTTTATGTATTTTTCTGGAAAGCATCTTTTGGTATTTTTTAACTGAACCGTAATTATCGATTGCATGACGTCTATCAGGGTTAGATCGAAGGGCTTTTAAACTCTCTACATCTCTTTGTTTTTCGCTTTCAGGTCCTTCTTCACCTTCTTCAGATGGTTCAGCTGATTCGGTATCATCTACCGAGCCGGTATATGTATCTTCTCCGGGGTCATCTGTATCACCATGTTGATTTTGTGTTTGCATGTTTAACACACCGCGATTGTATTCTCTTAAGAGATTGCTTATTCTATTATTAAAATTGATTTTCACTTGTCTATCCGTTTGTGTCCTTAACTATATTTATTAATATACGTATTATATAAATACTAATGATGGACCAAGACGACTTAAAAATACAAAAAATAATGGAATCTGGTGGTTTAGCATTTAATATGGGCCCGCAAGCTGGTGACTTTGCAGATTTTCCTCAATCTAATATGGTACAATTAAAACCGGCAGAAGATGATGAAACAGATGCAATGATGCAATTTGTAGACGAGTATATTAAAAAAGCTAAATTCTCGCAAAGACATATTAATATTACACCAGAAAGGTTATATGGACAGATAAAGGGATTTTTATTATCAAATGAAGTTTTTGCTGAGTTGTTACAAAAACAAGGTATGGAAGAGTTAATTAAAGATTATATTAAAAAAGCGTATAAACATACGGGTATGGATTTTAGAGACTATCCTAAAACCGATAATTAAATCGTCGTATTTCATTTTCTGATTTATTAGCCACATATTCTATAGACTCATCATCATAATACGTTCTATAATCTTCGGGATAAGCAATGTCAAATATATTTTTTCTTTGCTTAGTTATATTAACAACGGGCAGTTTAAATTTTTTATATTTGAATCGTTCACATATATCATCCCATGCTTCTTGAAGCTGCTCATATTTGTACCATTTGTCAATTTTAAATTCTTTATCATAAAATGTGTAATGAGACTGAGGACGATATAGTGGGGTTTCACCATTATATGTTTTTAAAAACCATTTAAAATTTTTATAATTTTCTATAGGTTCTGGATGTTCTTCTTTTACCCACCTATCTAAGTCTATCAAATTAAAATACAAACTTACAGCATGAGACCAAGGATTTCGCACAAAACAGAATTTCCAATATTTTATTAACTTATCAAATACTTTTTTAGTACCGGGTCCGTATTTTAAATCAGTAAAATTTCCGTGCATACCTAAATAAAATTCCCATTTGTCTTTAGTTGTAATTGTATGGGCACTAAAAGCAGTATGAATTGCTGTCCCGCCGGTTTTTGGTACATGGAAGAACAGTGCTTTTCGTTTATGATTTACATGCACAAATTAATTTAATTACTCTGGAAGAGTTGTCAATGCATTATATACGGCATTTACGACAGCTTCATTGTCTCTAAGTCTGTCAGGAATATAAGGTAATAAGTCTTCTATTGTTAAAGCATCTAATTTGTTACGTATATCAGATGCGCTAATTGGTGAATCTCCCCCAACTGGAGCAAAAACATCTATATCTAATTCTACACCCTCAGGGGCATATTTAGCTGCATTTTTATAACGTGCTGCATCTTCACCTTTCCCACCGACACCTAAAATAACTTTATCACCTGGTTGAGTTCTTTCTGCAAAATAATCATAAACGAATTTTACGGGTGACGGGTCAGTTACAAAAGTAATATTTCGAACATTTTCATTTTTAGCATAAAGTTCAAAAATCTCTTTTGCTGTTTTAGCAGGTATATATTTACCTTCTGGTGTTGTTCTTATACTTTTTGGATTTTGAGGGTCACTAATAACAACAATTACTCTGTCTGCTTTATTAGCATAGTATTTAAACATTTCAAAGTGACCTTTATGTGGGGGTTTAAAGCTACCAGGAACCAAAGCTACAGTACGAGAATTAACTTCTTTATCTGGTATTACCTGTTCGTTGTAAAAATATTGGCTAAACAGCTTCATGTATTAATATTTAGATAAAAACTCTTTGTATTTGTGTTCGAAACGTTTATCAAATAATTTTAGAACTTCTTGTATATAATCAACGCACATTTCATCCCTATTATTAGTGTTTACAAATTCAGGCTTAGCCGCATATTTAAAAATAGAAAAGTCAGGATTTAGTGGAAAGGTTCGAATAAAATCTTCAAGGTCTTCTCCAAAAAGTATATCAAATAGAAATAGTTCTATATTATAAAATTTTTGCAATATATTAATAAAAAATTGATAACGTAGATTTAGTAAAGCTCTTTTTTCATTATCATATACACTATCCATATATTCTTCATACGCGATTTCTAATTTTTTCTTAACCTTATTTCTTTGATAATCAGAAGGTACTAATGAAGGTGGTATTTGTTTCCAGTATCTAGATCTCCAAAGATTTACGTTATTTTTTTCAATTATATCACTAGGGGCTCTGGTTATTTTTATGGACGGTACGGCATTTACACCAAATTCAGTATCACGAATCGTGTTAAAGACCAAACCATCTAACGATAAACCAATACCTTTCCTATCTAAAATTAAATCAGTTAAATTTTCATTTTGGTATGTTATTATTTCAAAACTTAATTTTTTACTTGCATTAATTGCTTGGAATACAATAGGTCTATTACTAGTACTTTGCCCTCCATAAAATACAAAATGACCAGGTTTTAAATTTACATTTTTTCTTTTTTCTACTTGCATTTCAGGGGTAGAATTTCTTAATGAATATAATTTAAAGAAGCTTTCACACATAAACCCTTGCTTACAAAATCTTATTTCATTAAAGCGAGGATAATATTTTTTGTCTTTTTTAGGAACAGCATGGCCGATGGTATGACATATAAGATTTTTATATACCGGTTCACTAGTATAAAACCAATCGGGTTCTACATTTTGTTCTCCAAAATAAAAATTTTCTTCCTTTTGTAAATATACCCAAATATTGTTTTCATCAAAACCTTCATCACGTATTTCGTTTTCTATTTTAGATTTAATTTCCGGGTAGTGCCCATTGACATAACATTCAGGTATTATAATAATTTTTGGTTTTAGTTTTTTTATTTCTTTAATAAAAAAATACCAATCTATTTCATGTATTCTACCCCCTAATTCGGGAGCAATATAACCCCCCATACTGTGTTCATACACAACAGGTCCAGAATCTGTTAACAGATAAATCGTATCATAGTTAAATATAGTACAATCAGGTGCATGGAATTGGCCAACTCTAGGATGATATTTTACAAAAGGCGTATGAGCCACATAATTAGTTATTATGATCTATTGGCATTACCACCGACTGCTTTACCGGGGCCAGGATACTTAGAATATGGGGTACCACCGGGGTCTTTAGAACTTGCTGCATAATTAACACTTTGAGCATTAGGGTATTCCATTTTACCACCACCATAATTTATACTAGGTGCTGATTGATCGTCTTCGTCAGCTGATCTAAATCTGCTATTCATTCCATCTATAATAAAACTACCCGTTATTTTATATGGAGGTGATCCCGCCACTACAATACCTTCATGGGAATCTGTTCCACCCAATTTACTAGTATAGTTACTCTTTATTTCATTACCCATTACTACAGTGGCGTGGTAAATAATGGCACCATCCACTGCTTGTTCGATATCTGTTTCTTGATATAGTTCGTTTAAAGGAACTTCACCATTTAAAACATTTAAATAATTTTGTTTGCTTACTGCGCCGATTTTTTTTCCATCAAGACCTTGCAACATATAAGAATATGGATTTACTGAATGACTTAGCCAGGTACCTAAAGGTTTTGTTTCTGATTCATCCAGTGCAAAATTTACTGTAAACGGGGTTGATAAAACTTTATTAAAATTAGGCTCTCCTGATTTTTCTACTTCAGCTTGAGTTATGACATCAAATTTAAATTCTTTTGCTACAGGTTCTACTTTTTTTGCTAATTCGTCTAATGCTTTATGATCAAAAGGTATTGCTTTCGATGACCCTTTCTCTAAAGTAGTTGCACCTGTAATGGGGTTTTGTAACTCCTGTCTTGGTATACCAGGGCGAACTAATTGCCCTTCTCTATTATGTTTTTCTAAAAACTGATTTATACCATGTAATGCTAAGAAATCTTGATCTCCATAATCAATTACATTTGTATGGCCTTGAACAAATTCTGCATTTATAAATTTTGTGGAATCGTCCCATAATCCTAATTCTTCGAGTTCAGGTTTAATAACAGGTAAAGATTGATTCATTATGGTTAATATTGTATTGCCAGCGTTTATCATTCCATGCACAGAACCGTCTTTAGTAACAAATCTATCTTGCAATTTATCTATTGTAACCCCATTTACATCTAATTGTGATTGAGAACCTCTGTCTAAAGCAAATTGTCTTTGACCGTGTTCGTTTTGAATAAGTTTAATACTAACATTAGTACCATCTATTTTTACAGACCCACCTTCTTTATCTAATATTTTTACCGTGTCTTTAAATTTATTTTCTAAATCATTACCTGTTTTTACGTCAGGAAGATCAAAAGGGTGAGCCATATGACCGGCCGCACCACCTTCATTTAAGAGTCTTGATATTTTATATGTTTCGTATATTAACTCGTGTTCAGATGTCATTGTATTTATTTTTACCCCGTAAATGTAAACTGTACTCCTTTGCTTCTAGGGTCGACAGATAACCCTATTTTTAGAAGACCGTTACTAATTAAGCGATCAATAGTATTATAGTGGTTTAAAACCTTCTCTTTTAAATTTTCACCCGGGAATGCTAACGGTAAAGCTTCTTTACTAGTAGAGTTAACCAAAAGCATAATAGGAAATTCTTCTCTGTTGTGATATAAAGCAGAATGTATTGTAGCTACAACAGTATCTAAAGCTCCTTTATCTTCGTTTGCTAATCTTGACAGTAAATCGTCATCTACTATTACGTTTAATGCTTCTCTTAACTGGCTTTCTTCTTGTGAATTAATATCTTCGTTTGCTAATACAACAAACCCATCAACTATGTCATCTTTTGTTAGTCCCCAGTCACCCATGAAGTATTGTTTAACTACATCACTCCAATGATAATCTTCTTCATTACCGGGCGTAATGGTTTTTCTGTCTTTAGAATGTTGAAATTCTTTAAATGTTTTTTCTAGGCCAGGTTTTGAGTTAGAACCTTGATTTAATTTGCTAAGCGCTGTTTTTACCTGAGTTGAAGGTAACCCAGAGCTATGAATCATTTTTTCAAGATCTAATTTACTTGTATAAAAGTCGTTATTATCAATATTTTTTATATTTTGTGGGTCTGTAAATTGTTCAACATAATCAGATATATGATGTAAAATTTCTTGAGTACGTTCAGTAAATTTAGGATTACCTATCAACGAAGAAATATACCCCTTTAACTCATTTATACTCTTAGTTAGATTTAATAAAAATTTCTGTATTTCTCTTCCGGTATAAATGTCATGACCTTTATCCTTTAACATTTTTGGAAGGATTTTTCTTGCAGACACTACTGTCCCTCCCGATTTACCGGGGCGGCCTTGCGTCCCTTTTACTTCTACTTCACCAATACCATCTATATATAAATCTCCTTTTTTACCTTTTACGGCATTAGAAAATAGTGTTGCTACTAATTCACCTTTACCTACATTAACATTGCTTTGTTGAAAATCTAATGCATATAATCTATCTAATAGCTGTCTTGTGTTGCCTTTAAATACCGGGGATGCAACTTCTTCCAAACTATCTAGATAATTAAATGAACTATTATTAACAACAGCATTTTTAATTTGATCCCCAAACCCGGTTAAATTCTTTTTATTTTTTATTAGGTGTTTTAACTGATTTGCATCTATATCATCAGGTATGTCTATAAATGATTCTATTGCGGGTAATAAAATTTTATCATGATAATCTTGGTCTTTCATCCCAGACGACCAATGACCTGAGTTCACTAAATTTTGTAACAAGTCTTTAACCCCGCCTTGATGGTTACCAATATCTTTTTTTAATCTATTCAAAAATTTATCATCCACATCGCCTATTTTTATTGGTCCGGCTTCTTCATCGGCAAACAATATCGCCCATTCATTAATTGTCTGTCTAGGTAATAGTGTTACCGTTTGATCTATATTGGCATACACGTCTTCAAGTGATCTATACTTTTTCATTAGTAATTAATATCAGGGTCGTCAGTGTAAGTGTTCAAATAATTTCTTATCTTAGATAACATCGCTCTGCCGTTATTTTCGTTAATTTCATCGTCAAGCAATTCCGGTGGTATAGTACCTTCAGTAGGGTTAACAATCAGTGCTTTTAAAATAAGACGTATAAGTTCCACTTCACCTTCGGATGTCAGCTGTTTAATCTCAGGTTCAGGTTCTGTTATTGTTTCTGTTTCTTGAGTAGCTACCATCTCACCACCAGGTGGAACAGCAGCTGGGTCAATACCAGGTGCAAGTGGTGCCGGCGGCACCTGTTCTTGCAATACATTGTGCTTATTCTTTATTAATTTAAAAAATTTACTTTTTATTTTCATGACAATTTACTTGTTACATCCTTTATTTTTTGTGCTACCTTACCATGAAGCTCTTGTGTGGCTTGAGCAACCTCAGGAGATTTTAATTGCTTACCTAAGGACAAAGCCTTAGATAAGGCTGATGCATTTACACCATCAAAATCTTCCCCTTCTTGTTGTGTTTCATCTGTAGCCCCTTCTAGATCTTCAAAATCTTCATCCTCAGAATATTCTACCCCACCAGATTTAAGTGCTTGTTTTAGATCTAAATACGTGTGTTGATATAATTTCATTAGATCTGGGTTTTCTCCGTATGTGGTTGTGCCTAAGGCATTATAAGCAACTTCCGCTGCTCTTTTTAAAACGTCTTCACTGACTGGTATCATTTTCGATTCTTGATCACTAACGTATCTACCATACCCTTCATTTATAGCTTGATCAAACTTCATTTTATATATTTATTTAAATATCATTTGTTTTGTTTTTATATTATCAAAATAATCATTAGAGAGAAATGTTAATTGATATTTGTTCGCGAATTTCTTAACTTTTTCAAAAGTGAACGATTCTATTTTAAATTTTGATATGGTAGAATATATTTTTAATACTGTACCTTTTGCTCTTCCGTCATTTTTCTGAATTAATTCTTTAAAGTAAGCTAAGCTTCTAAGTGATATTACTACTTTAACGGGTAATACATGTCTTAACTTAACTAACAACTTAGTTAACAAACTTAAATAATCTTTTTCTGGTAAATAATGCAAAATTTCACTTTCATAAAATTGAGTGTTGTTAAAATATAATACTACCTTGTTGTGTGATTTTATTTTGTTTATATATTCCACAATTCCTTTTATAGAGTGATGAAAAAATAGCTTTTTTATATCTTTATTCTGAAAATTTTTCTCTTTAAATGTACTAAGTAGCTCGTTACTATGTATATCATCAATCAAATCTTTTTCAAATTTTTTATGTATATCTTGAAAATCTATTAAGATGATATTATGTTCTGGAAGTATAAACCTCACCCCTATATTGTAACTTATTACCTATTGTTAATCAACTTTTTTAATCTTACCCAATCTTAAGTTAATAATTCCGTTGTAATACTCTTCTTTTAATAAAACATCATTATCAAATTGCATTTTAGCTTCATAATATGCAAGTTCACTTTTACTTTGACAAAACCTTAATATTTCGAATTTAAACTCGTCTTTACCTAACTTTTGAATATCTTCATTTAACTTATCCGATGAACCTGTATATATTTTCCAATCTGTTTCTTTAACCACATGTCTTTTATTTTTTCTACCCTTAAGAGGTGGTCGCTTAAGAATTGTAGTTGATTGTTTCTTTCCGATATATTTTCTGTCGTTGGTTGTATTTGTTATCTGGTAAATAAAACCGTAGAACGTGTTCGGTATCTCTTTCTCTTCGAGATTATAAGTCCAGTGACCGTAGTTATCCACCAAATAATTTATTTCTTTTTGGATTTTGTTCTACTCTTTTTCTTCTTCTTTTTCTTCTTTTTTGATACACCGGCTCGTTTTTGCATTGCACCTAGAGCAAAAGGCCTTCTAGCATCACCAGGTGCATATAAACCCGGACCAGAAAAATGAGATTGATCCCAACTACCTAGCACACCACCAGAGCCAGCGACGTTACCGCCGTCTTCTTCTGATAATAAAGCTCTTAAAAATGAGTTTTTATAGATTGACATTAATAGATGTAAGCAATAATATTTATTAGATGAATGATATATTAACTAGTTATCAAAAAGAACTAAATGAACAATTAGTTATAGATGAATTTACCTTAAAGGATGTGCAATTACAGTTACCAGGAAGGAGACATTTATGGGTAGGTAGATTAATGAGGCATAAACATGAATTAAATCAATTAAAGAAAGAAAAGACCGAAAAATTAATTGAACTAACAAAAGTAATACAGGAACAAAGCAATGTTCGTTTATCTACACCAGCAGCTGAAAAAGTTGCTGCAAATACAGATAACATAAAAGAATTAAACAATAAAATTCAAGAACAGTATGTGTTAATTGAATATCTTGAAAAAGTAGAAAAAATAATGAGCTCTATAGGATTTGATGTAAGAAATATTATAGAGATACAAAAATTAGAAACACAGTGAACGACTTAAGATTAATTTTATTTGATATTGACGGGGTATTAACAGATGGTACCGCAGCATATAATCAAGAAGGGGAAGTGTTATGGAAAAGGTATAATCAAAAAGATATTACAGCATTAAGACGATTTACAAACGAACTTGGAATTAAAATAGCCTTGTTTACAGGAAGCTTAGACATAAATCCTGGGTTTTCTAAAAGAAGGAAGTTTGATTTACTCAATGTTGTGCACAGAAAAGGTGAAAACAAAGTAACAAAACTTAATGATATATGTTTTGATTATAATACACCCAAACAAGATGTAGCTTTTGTGGGAGATGATATACAAGACTTAGATATTATGAAAGAAGTTGGTTATGCTTTTTGCCCTGAAGATGCAATACCTGAAATACAAAAAATTTCTTGCGTTTTACCTGTAAAAGGTGGTGGGGGTGTTGCAGCTCACCTATTTGAATATATTAAAAACACTATTAAATCATAAAATGAACATCGTTATACCTATGGCTGGTAAAAGCTCAGCTTTTAAAGAAGTAGGAATTGATACACCTAAACCTTTTATAGATATAAAAGGAAAGTCAATGATTCAAAGGGCTTACGAAAGTATAGGCATTGAAGGTAATTATTATTTTGTTGTTTTAAAGGAACATGAGGAAAAATACAATGCATACAGCCATATACTTAATTTTTGCCCTAATGCAAAAATTCAATTTATAGACGAAGTTACTAGCGGCCCGGCAGAAACAGTATATAAAACAAAAGGCTTTGTTCCTGGTAACGAACCACTACTTCAAACAAACGTAGATCAAATATTAGACTGGGATCATAAAAGATTTTTAGATTTTCTTGAAGAAAAAGATCCTGACGGGGCAGTTGTTACTATTAATACATGTGATCCACACTATAGTTTCATGATGTGTGATGAAAATTATAAAGCTACACATTTTAAAGAAAAAGATGTTGTGTCAAATCATGGTTTGATAGGAACCCATTACTGGAAAACCGCAGATCTTTTTTATTCCTCTTTTATAGGTGCTACAAAAAAAGGTTATACTAAAAACGACGAAGTGTATGTGTCTTTAACATACAATGATTTACTAGACCGTGAATATACAATTATAGACTTTAAATTAAAACAACACGAAAAACAACATGTCGTAGGAAGCCCACATGAATTACAACTATATGAAGCCAAACTTTGATTGTACAATATTAGTGTTAAGTTCTGACACGTATCAACCTATTCTAAAAATATGGGATTTTTATCACAAGAAAAACTGGAAATGCCCTTTTAAGGTTTTAACAATAAGTAACAAAAAACAATATAAAAGTAAAGATATTGAATGTGTTGTAACTGGAGTTAAATGGGATGAAAATGCTAGTCACTTTAAACCCATGGTCTTAGAAGGATTAAAAAAGGTTTCTACAAAATACGTGTTATTCATGGTGGAAGACCAAATAATAGTTAACCCTGTTGAATCAAATAACTTTTATCATGCATTAAACTACATGGAAAGAAATGATATAACAAAATTGCGTTGTATATCAATGCCGGAACCTGACTTACCATTATTGGGAGTGTCCGAAGGTCCTATTAATAATATAAATTTTGGAACGATCTCAGAAAATAATGAATATAGGAATTCGCTTCAAGCAGCAATATGGAATAAAGACAGATTTATTGAATTATTAAAAAGTACTGAAGGTGATTTTTCAGGTTGGGTGTTGGAAACAGACCCTACATTAAGAAATTATTCAAAAAAATGGAACTACGTAGCTTGTAGACAAGGTAAAGGCGGTACATTATTAACTAGAGATGAAGGTCAAACAGATTCACCGTTATTGCAATACGTAGAACTTGTAAGGTGGGGTAAATTTGATAGTTTATACATCGATTATTTTAAGACAATGTTCGCGAAAGACAATATAGACATAACTACCCCAGAATATGAACTCTTTGGTGGTAATTTAGCTAAAGAAGACTTACCCCAATAATTATTGGGAGTGTCCGAAATATTTATTATTAGTAGAAATTTTGAAAGAGGTATAATAAATACATGTATGAAAGCATTCTTAAATTATGAATACATGATCACTCCCGGGATCTTAAAAATACTCGCTTATATTGGAGCCGGTGTTGCAGTTATTGTTGGGTTATTCACAGCATTTACTGCTGATTTACTTACTGGGTTAGCTATGGTTATAGGTGGTCCTATTGTTTGTCGCATTTACGCCGAATTAATGTTGGTTATTTTTGAAATCCATAAGGAATTAACGAAAATACGAAGCAAAAAGAGCAAATAATAGGGTTTTTTTGCTTAAATAAATTGTAATGAAAAAATTAACTAAAGTCGGGGTACTGTCCTTAGCAAATATTGCTGCTTTGCTGGGGGCACTAACAGGTGTGATTAAGGTTGTTGTTTTTCCTGTACTAGCTGTTATTGCTGGTGGTGGTTTAGGCGACTTGGACGCAGCAATTGGGACGATCGGAGATTCTGTTACAGCCAATATTAAAGATGTTATATCTTTTGGTGTTGCAGGTTGGCTCGGTGGAGCTGCATATGCATGGCTATTAAATGTAGTACTTGGGTGGCGTAAAGGATTAGATTTAGAATTTAAATAATGTTTAAGATCTACTGATAATTTAATTAAATTATCCCAGAACACCCTACCTAAATTTAGGTAGGGTTGTTTTTTCTTTATTATTTTTTCAAGCTTGAAAAATAAGGTAACTTCATTATAATTAATACAATGGTTGTTTTTGATTACGACAAAAGAAAACGTCAGGCCACAGTAAGAACTGAAGATCTTGGTATCATTCGAGAACATTTTTCTTTTGAAAACGAAGGCGCACGTTTTGCTAGACGGTATGGTAGATATATGCCGGCACGGACCTACGTTATAACCCCTGCAGGTAAATATGAAGTAGGTTTAACAGCAAATATAATTCAATATATTAAAAAAGAATTTCCAGAAAAGAAAATACATCTTGAAAAAAATATTATAGAAGCTATTAAGCCTCAAATGCTTCATGGTAATAACGGTAAACTTTCCTTACAATTAAGAGATTACCAAAAAGAAATTGTAGATGAATGCTTAGATAAAGGTAGGGGGGTGGTCATGCTAGCAACCGCAGGAGGCAAAACACTTACCATGGCTAGTATGTTAGAAAGAACATACCAAAAAACACAGCAAGAAACATGGAAAGTTTTAATTGTTGTTCCTGATTTAGGATTAGTAAATCAAACATTTGATGATTTTAGTAAATATGGTGTTTCATTTTCTTTCTGTAAATGGACAGGTAGCACCCCAGTAGATCTAACAAATAATGTTATTATTGCCAACCTGGGTATATTGCAAAGTGAAAAAACAGATTTAGATTGGGTTAAACATGTCGATGTATTAGTAATTGATGAATGTCATAAGGTCAGAAGATCTAATAAAGTAAATAAGTTGGTAAAAAGCATAATAACAGAAAACAAATTCGGGTTTACAGGGACCTTGCCCGATAATAATGCAGATCAATGGAATATAATTGGTAAAATAGGCCCTGTTATATATCAAAAAACCAGCTATGAACTTCGGTTGGAAAATTTTGTTAGTAGTGCAGTTGCACATGTAATTAAATTACATTACAAAACACAACCAAAGTATTCAATAGACATAACTGACCCCGGTATACGATATAGACAAGAATTTGAATTTCTTTTTGAAAACGCTTTTCGAAACACAGTAATTAAAAAATTAACTATGGGTGTTAAAAATAATTCACTAATATTAGTAGATTTTATTAAACATGGGGAAGCACTTTTCAAAGAACTAAATAATAACAAAGATGGAAAAAAAATATATTTCATTAGAGGAGAAGTAGATGTTGAAGAACGTGATAAAGTTAAAAGACTTATTGAGCGGGATAATAATATTGTTTGTATTGCTATTAGCAGGATTTTCTCTACTGGTATCAGCATTAATAATTTACACTACATTGTTTTTGCTAGTGGCGGTAAAGCTAAAATTAAAATCCTACAGTCGATCGGTCGTGGACTTCGTTTGCACGAAAGCAAAAACAAATTAGTTGTCGTTGATATAGCCGACCAACTACGATATGGTGAAGCTCATTCCGATAAAAGAATGCAATTATATACAGAAGAAAATATTAACGTTAAAATAAGTAATTTTTACGAAAAATAAATAGTTGAACTTAATATAAACAATAATATAATTATAGATAGCCATGCAAGCAAAGAAACCAAAAAATGGGGTAAAAATAAAACCCAAAAGTAAAGAGCATTACGTCAATTCAAAAGAATTTAAAGAAGCCATTGCCAAATATTATGATTCAGATGTTTGTGGTGAAGATCTAGGTGAAATGATCACAAAAATTGCACATGGTTTAAGTTATGCGCCTAATTTTATAAATTACTCGTATAAAGATGAAATGATTGGTGATGCAGTAGTCAAAATGTTTACTGCTCTTTTTAATAAAAAGTTTAATTTAGATGCATGCGATTCAAATGGTAAAAAGTACAACCCATTTTCATATTTTACTACAATTGCTTTTCACGCATTTATTAACAGGATTAAGAAAGAAAAAAGACACCATGAAGCTTTGAACGAATACAAAGAACGGGTGTATGAAGAAACACTAAACTCAAGTGATGAAGCTGAACAAAAAGTATATGTGAAACCTATTAGCGAAGATGACGCGTTGTATGATTAAGCATACTCTTTAAATTCATCCCATACTTTATAAAAACATTTTATATGTGATCTATCTTCATCTCCAAAATCAACAAAACTAGGATCACCTTTAACGTCGTGATTCCACTCTTGAAAATCTAAAGTAAACCAATTTCGAATTTTATAATATGCAGATAAAATTATTTCTTCTGTGAAAAAATCTGTATTAGGTGGTTTTGTATTACACAACTCTATTAAAGCTTTTTCATAAAATTCAAAAAATGATTTAAATTCCGATGGGTGTATTCCTATTACACCACCAACTAGTTGTTTTGAAAAATTGCTTTCGCTTTCTGACAACTTATATTCTTTTTGTAAAAATTGTTGTAGGGTTTTCACATGGCGTTGATTATACCACAAATTACCGTGCTTTATTCCTACAAACTTGTGTTTATCGATCAAATTATCTAAACCCTTTCCTATTAAAGGGGTATACATATTTTTCTTATTGTGCGGATAATAATGTTTTTTATTAAAAAAGTTATTTATTTCTACCCCGCCGCGACTAAATGGGTTAAGACCCCAATGAGTAACACCTGAATCTACCCAAAGAAAATTTTCTGTGTTATATGGATTGAGTTCAGCAACCTCTTTTAAAAAATACATTTTTCGGTGACATAAAATTTCACATCTTGCATGGAAAAATCCGGGTTCATCAGGGTTTTCTTTTTGCTTCTTTTTCGTTTCTGCTTTTGACCACCTAATAACTTTTTTTCTATGTGCAATAATTTGCTTCTTGTATTTGAAATCCCCTAATTCACTTTGGATTAGTTTATGCTTATTAGGTACACCAATAGAATCTAAATAATCTACATATCTTTTTAATTTAGGGTAGCCTTGTTTATCACAATATATGATCGTTGGTAAACCAAAATTGTATATATTTTGAAAAGAAGAAAAATAGTATTGTTCTCTCCAACACCTACCGCCGAGCTCCCCTTCTCTGTCGCTATAATAAATCCCTGTTACTAGAGTTGTACTCATTTGTTAATATTATATTATATTTAAAGTGGCTTCTATAGAATTCAAACAACCAAAAATATGCTGTATTTCCGACGTTCATCTAGGGGTCCATCAAAACAACAGTAACTGGCATAAAATTCTTCTCGACTGGGTAAGATGGCTAGATAAAAATTTAAAACAAAAAGGAATAAAAGACATAATGATATGTGGTGATTTGTTTCATTATCGAGATGAAATTGCTGTTAACAGTCTTCAAGTAGCAAAACAATTTTTTGATATACTTACAGACTATAACATCATAATGATCACCGGGAATCATGATTGTTATTATAAAGATACAAGTTGCGTTAATTCTTTATCTCTTTTTAGTGGGTGGGAAAACATAACAGTAATCGACACCCTTACAACAGAAGAAATATATGGTAACCGCGTTACTTTCGTACCGTGGGGTGAAGATATCAAAAAAATTCCTAAATCTGATTTAATATTTGGGCATTTTGAATTGACCAACTTCAAAATGAACAACTTTAAAATATGCGATCATGGTGATAGCCCTGAATTTCTTCTTAAAAAATCCAAAATGGTAATATCAGGCCATTTTCACTTAAAAACAGAACGTAATTTTAACGCAGGCAAAATATTATATCTGGGTAATCCCTTTCAAATGGATTTTGGTGACGCTGAAAGTGAAAAAGGTTATTATATTTTAGATTTTAATGACATAACCAATCCTGTATTTTACATTAATGACATATCACCTGTTCATAAAAAACTTCTTTTGAGTGAACTTATTAAATTCTCTGGTGTTACCACAAAATTAAAAGAATTAATAAAAGGAAACATTATTAAGCTAGTTATAGACAAAAATATTCAAGCAGATGATTTAGACATCATAATGGTTTGTTTAAACAACTTAAAACCCTTTTCAATTAATGTTGATTACGAAATTAACTTCAATAAATTTTCAGTAGAAGGCGAACTGGAATATGAATACTCTGGTGTAGATTATGAAACAGCAATTACAGACTTTGTTAACATGCTGGACATTAATAATAAACATGACGTTATTCAATATACAGTAGACTTATATAAATCATGCAAGGAATAGGCATAGTATTATTCACGTTAGGTGGTAAAAACTTAAAAAAAGCATTACGCGGATTGACTGACGTTTTAGATAAAACAGTTGTTGTTAATGATGGTAAAAATATAAACCCAGATGATAAAACATTATTGGGAGTGTCCGCGGACTCTAACATTAAAAAATTTATTAATACCGTATATGATAAGTACCCAAGTGCTTGTTATAATATTGGTATTAGAGAATTATTAAAAGATGAATCAGTAGAACACATTTTTATTGTAAATGATTCTATAGAAATATTAGATGATACATTATTTCAAGATTTTATTGACGTTTATGAAAAAACTAAACTAAAAGCACTGTATCTCTGTAGAGATGAAGATGATCCTAGGGGTCAATTCAATAATGTTAGGTTAACTGTTGATTTGGGTGACAATGAACTAACATTAAACATGGGAACATCAGGATCACTGGTGTATTTACATAAAGATGTGTTTAGAAAGTGTGGTTTCTTTGATGAACGATATAGGGCCGGTATGGAATGGTCAGATTTTTCATATAGATTGTCTCAACAAAACTTATCCACACCATTTTTATGGTTTCCGCATGTTAAGTCGGTAAATGACAAGTTAATCGTAAATGATAACAACGTTATGTATGAAGAAAACATAGAAGACAGAATTTTACGAGGAATGAAGCTTTTTCACATGAAATTTAAGTGTCAAATTCAAGATTTAATAGATACATACTCCAAAAAAGACGTTATATCTAAACTTAAAAATAAAAGTAGACCTTCTTAGAAATATACTATAATATTAGATGACAATCTATGAAGCAAATCTTCTTTGAAGAGGTAACAATACAAAACTTTTTATCGGTAGGGAATCATGATGTAAAGGTCCAATTTAACACAGGATTTAACATTATAACCGGTTCTAACAAGGACAAAGAGGATAGACGTAACGGTGTAGGTAAAAGTACTATTGCTGATGCTATAAATTTTGCTATTTTCGGGTCTACACTAAGAGATTTAAAAAAAGAACTAATCCCAAATAACTTAACCAACGAAACATGTTCGGTAATATTGAATTTTAAAGTTATTACCCCTCTAGAATCTAATTCTTATGCAATAAACAGAACCCTTTCTCCATCTAAATGCTATCTATATAAAAACGAACAAGATATTACAAGAGATTCTATCATTAACACCAACGAATATATAAAAGATTTGATAAACTGCTCAGAAGAAGTGTTTCAAAATTGTGTAATAATGACTGTTAACAATACGGTACCCTTTATGGCAAAGAAAAAGGTAGAAAAAAGAAAATTTATTGAAGGTATATTTAATTTAGAAATTTTTAGTAATATGATTTCTAATTTACGTAATGATTACAACGAAACTAAAAGAGATTTTGATATAGAATCCACACGATATGATGAAAACAATACTACACTAATAAACTTTAAGCAACAAAAAGAAACTGCATTAATTCAAAGAAAGCAAAAGGTAAAAAAATATAAAAACAGACAAGAAGACAATAAACGAGATTTATTAGACATAAGAAGTAAACTAACAGACATTGAAGCAGCTGTGGTTGAAGAAAATGAAAAGTTAATACTTAAATTTGAAGAAAAAATAAATCAAATCTCAGAATCTAAAAGTGAATTAAGAGATAAAATTAGTGAATTTAAAACAAACTGTAAACAATATAAAAACAACTTATTAATAATAGGTACAGATGAAGAAACGTGTCCTACTTGTTTAAAGCAAGTAACTAATGATGATAGAAGACATATTCAAAAAGAAATTGAAAACGAAAAAAATAAAATACAAAATTTAGAAAATATCATTAAAGAATATACATCTAATTTTAATAAACTAGTTTCTAATGAAGATAGACTAAGAAAAGGTATTTTAAAGTTAAGAAAAAATATTAAACAAGCTACCGATGAATTAACCGAACAAAAAGTTTTAAAACAACAAGCAAAACAATTATTACAGTGGCAAAATCAATTAAAATTAGATATTAAAGAATTAAACTCCGATGACTTTGATCTCGACAATATTATAGTCGATTATCTTAAAAAAGTTAAAGAAATTAAAACTAAACTAGATACAGTAAAAATAAAAATTAATATGCTTGACGTTGTTAAGTATGTTGTTTCAGAAGAAGGGGTTAAATCATATATTGTTAAAAAAATACTAACAGTATTCAATCAAAAGCTCGCATATTATCTTAAAAAAATGGATAGCAACTGTATTTGTATTTTTAATGAATATTTTGAAGAACAAATAATAAATGAAAAAAATAAAATATGTTCTTACTTTAATTTTTCAGGAGCGGAGCGTAAAAATATAGATTTGGCATGTTTATTTGCTTTTATGGATATAAGAAGACTTCAAGGTGACGTTGCATTTAATTTTAGTATATACGATGAACTTTTTGATAGTAGTTTAGACGAACGCGGGGTAGATCTAGTTACAAATATATTAAGAGAAAGAGTAGAAAAATATAAAGAATGTGTTTATGTAATTAGTCATAGAAAAGAAAGCGTAAAAGCAGCTACAGGCGAAGTAATATATTTAGAAAAATGTAATGGTATCACCCGAAGAGTTAAGTATCAAGAAATTGATAAAGAACTAAATTAAAATAAATACTAGCAATGTTTCAAGCCCCGTTTCAACATGGTCAACCTTTCGGAAATCAAAATCCGTTTCAAAATAATTTTGCTATGAAAGGTGCTAGTCAGCAAAACCCTCAAGCTACCCATAAACCCAAGGACGGAGCCGGTCTCCCTCGGTTTATGAATTATGTTGCTGATTATGGTGGCTGTGGTTTCTGGAGAGTAATGTGGCCAGAATATATTTTAAATGCAAGTAACAAATGTATGGTTCATACAAGTACTTGTATGACATTAGACCCTCAACATTACAGAAATGCTAAAGCACTTAAAATACAACGACAAGCATCTCCTGACCACTTAAAGTTCGCACAACATTTAAAAAGTATTGCTTCTCAAATTGGGTTTAAAATGATATATGAAATCGATGATATACCATTCAGGGAAGATATCCCAGATTATAACAAATATAAATTTGCTTTTACTGACGACAATATAAGAGAAGGTATTCAACAGATTATGGAAATGTGTGATGAAATGACCGTAACTTGTCCGTTCATGAAAGAATATTTTTCAGAAAAATTAAACGACGTTAATATTACTGTTATTCCCAACTATGTACCCAAATTTTGGATGGGTAATTTTTACAATAGGGACAAGATAGAAACAGATTATGAAAAATACAAACACAAACCAAGAGTTATTTGGTCAGGTTCCGGAGCTCATATAGATGTCGATAGAAGAGTTAAGGGTAAAGATGACTTTCACCATGTAAACAAATCTATAAGAGACACAATTAAAGATTTTCAATGGGTATTTTTAGGAGCCATTCCACGAGAACTACACGACTTAGTACAAAACGGTAAAATAGAATTTCATCCATGGTGTGAACTTTATAATTACCCAGAAAAGATATATACACTTAATGGTAATATGATGGTAGCTCCCTTAATTGACAATAATTTTAACAAATCTAAAAGTGACTTAAAACATCTTGAAGGTAGTTGTTATGGATTACCGGTTGCTTGCCAAGATATATGTACATATGAAAATGCCCCGATTAAATTCAAAACCGGGGATGAAATGATAGACCAAGTAAAAGCAGTTTTGGGTAATGAAAGAAGATTTATAAAAGAATCGGTAGCTGGCCGAAATTTTGCAGAAACTAGATTTTTAGAAAAAGAAGAAAATATAGGTAAATTTTTTGAATCTTATAACTTCCCCTTCGGCTCACCGCAACGCAAATTTTTAAACACTTTAGATATTAATAAAACTTGAACCATTTGAAGAGTAACCTATAATTAACTCACATGTATAGGAATGTAGTTTATGAACCTTCTCAAGAACAAATGAGACTGTTTACTTGGGATGAAGATGGGAAAAGAATTGAAGTAGTTCAAAGTTACAACCCATATTTGTATATTGAACCAAAAGACAAAAGACATTCAAATGCAACGTCTATATTCAAAAGCCCTCTAAGAAAAGTTACATTTAAAAGAGAATCAGAAAGAAGACAATTTATTAGAAATAATCAAATTAAAAGATTATTTGAAAACTTACCAATCAAACAACAATTTTTGTTAGATAATTTTTGGCAAGTAAACGAGACAGACGAATTCACAAAACATCCCATAAAAATGTTGTTGCTAGATATTGAAACTTATTCCCCTGATGGGTTTCCTGATATTGAAAACGCCAATCACCCAATAAACGTTATAACGGTTCATGATAACTTGGAAAATAAATTTTATACTTGGGGTACTAAAGAATATACAGGTAAGGGTAAAAAGAATGTAAAATACACTTACTGTGAAACAGAAAGAGTATTGTTTAGTAAATTTTTAGATTATTTAGAAAATGATTATCCAGATATTTTAAGTGGTTGGAACTCTGAATTTTTTGATATTCCTTATATCGTTAAAAGATGCGAAAGAATTATGGGTGAAGAACAGATGAAAAGGTTATCTCCTGTAAAAAATGTATATTTTAGAAGTCTTCAAGGTGCCTTTGGTAGACAACAGATAAGGTGGTATATTGAAGGTGTTGCTTTGTTAGATTATTTGGATATATACAAAAAATTTGCGCCTTTGAGGCAATCATATAAACTAGATGCAATCGGAGAAGAAGAATTAGGTGAACGAAAACTAGAATTTGAAGGAATGGATCTTGCAACATTATCTGATAAAGATTGGAACAAATTTATTGATTATAATATTCAGGATGTAAACTTACTTGTAAGATTGGAAGAAAAGCTTCAATATTTAGGATTAATACGAATGCTAGCATATGTTGGGTGTGTTACATTTGATGCAGCAATGGGAGCACTATCTGTAATCAACGGGGCATTTTGTACTCAAGCAAGACACAAACAACAAATCATACCTACATTTATTAGAGGTGAAGATACTGGTAAGAACCCGGGTGCATATGTTAGTGAACCTCAACAAGGATTTCAAAATTACATTTTATCTTTTGATGCAAATAGTCTATACCCAAATGTAATGATATCATTAAACATGTCACCAGAAACTAAAGTTGGTAAAATTTTAGAAAAAACAGACAATCAAGTTGTGATGGAAATGGTGAACGGTAAAGTAAAGGAATTTACAATACCTAAATTCATAAAAATGATAAAAGATTATAAGTTAACAGTATCAAAAGCAAATATTGTATTTCATCAACAAGAAAAGGGTATTATTCCAGAAATTTTAGATTATTATTATAATAAACGATTAGTAATAAAGGATGAATACATTGAACTAAAAAAGAAACACGCAGTAATGAAAAAAAGAGACCCAGATTATGGACAAACTGGGATCGATGTACAGCGTTTAGGTACAAAACAACTTACAGTTAAAATTTTAATTAACTCAATATACGGTTACTTTGGAAATAAAAACGCTCCAATTGGTGATGATGATATTGCATCATCAGTAACACTAACAGGGCAAGCAGTAATCAAACAAAGTAATGTCATTATTAGAAACTATATTAAAAACAAAACCGGGTTGAGTGACAAAGAGTTGAAAGCAAATGATCCAATTATCTACAATGATACGGATTCATCATATGCATCAATTGAACTTTTGATTAAACATTTAGGGTTAACCTTTAAAAATGAAAAGGGGGAAGTCCATGATGACATTTATAAAATGGAAATTGAGTTAGTAAAATATTTAAATGATGAAATCATAACGTGGGGTAAGAAAACATTTAATAGTAAAGATTGTAGGTTTTTGTTTAAACGGGAATGTATTGGGGAAGTAGGTGTATTTTTGCAGAAAAAAAGATATGTAATGAATATTTTGGATGATGAAGGTGCAAAAATAAACAAAACAAAATATACGGGGGTAGAAGTGGTTAGAACAACATTACCTAATTCATTAAAACCTTATATGAAAAATGTCATACAAATAATGCTTAAAACGCAAGATTATCAAAAAACAAATGAAGCTATGGCTGAAGTATATGAAAAATTTAAATCATTACCTATTACAGAAATAGCAACAGTTATGGGTATTAGAGGATATGAAAAATACGCGGGGCAATGTGATGGAATGAAAACCGTTAAAGGTATGCCTATACATTGTAAAGCAGCATATTTTTATAATAAAATGTTAAAATTACATAAGCTTGATAAAAAGTATGAAAGCATTGCATCAGGGGATAAAGTGAGATATTTTTACATTAAAAAACCAAATAGGTATAATATTGATGCTATAGCATACAAATATGAATGGCCGAAAGAATTTGATGAATATTTTAAACCTAACTACGACAAAATATATGAAAAATTAATTTTTACACCTTTAGAAAGATTTTATAATGCGGTAAATTGGAAATGTTATTTACCTAATCAAGCAGTCCAATGTGACTTATTTAGTATTTTAGCAATATGAGTAAATCAGAAAAATCTTTCAGTTGACTTAGATTGAATACAGATAAAATAATTGTATGAATCTTAAGATTTTTGTTGATCAAGTCGGACGCACCGTTATCGGGGAATTGTCTGAAGAGACAGATGTAACTGTTGTCGTTAAAAACCCATGTACAATATTTGTACAACCCAATGAAACAGGACAATTACAGGTACAAACGGTACCCATGTTTTTTAGAGAATTTCTTACTGTTGAAGGTAGAGAAGAAGGTACATTTTGGACATTTAATAAAAACAATATTGTCCAAAGTACCTGTGCTGACCATCTGGATGAAAAGTTAATTAACCAATATAACGCCATAATTACTACTTTTGAACAAGCTGATGTACAAACGGAATCAGACGACGGACCAGAAGTGGTAAAATTATTTGACGATTAACAAAAACACTACATGAGAAAAAAGTGTATCATAAAACAACCAGCCGGGTTGGGAGATATACTACAATGTTTATATATAGCTGAAAGAATAGTTGAAAAGTATCAGTGCGATATTATATGGCCAGTAATATCACAATATAATTTTATATCTAATTATATAAAAAGAGATCATCTTGTATTTGTTGATGAATCCAAAAATTTTCCACACAAAGACATATACAAATCAAACTATCTTTACACTATTAATGACGATAACTGTATGTATATACCACTGCAATCCGCCGACCAACTATACCCAGATGAATTAATTGCTGTTAGCAAATATAAGATGGTGGGGTTGGATATAGATAATTGGAGCAAGTCGTCACATTTTATTCGAGATAAAAATAAAGAAGATAGTTTATACTACGATATTCTGAAGTTACAAGACGATACCGAATATGTACTGGTAAATAGTCTATATGCATCGCCCCCAAATTCTATGCATATAGATAATATAAAGACGTCAGGTAAGTACGACCAAGTAGTGGAATTATCTTACATATCAGGATATAGTCCATTTGATTGGTGTAAGGTTATGGAACAGGCGAGTGAAATACATATGGTAGATACGTGTTACACCTTTCTATTAGAAGCGTTAAGTCTATCCACATCGGATGTGAATATATATTCGCGCTGCAGAAAACCAAACGGACCAACATTTATACAAACTCAATGGCTATTCAAAAGTGATTTTAAATGGATACACAGCTAAAGGGCGCTTTTTTTTACTTGAATATAATGTTTTTTAAGTTATAATACATGAATGGCTAAAGACAGTAGTGTTCATAAAGAAGATATAAAAGATATAGAAGGTGTATTTGCAAGTTTAAATAAATTAAACCCTGAAGCGACATATTTGAGCGAAAATGCACTATCAAATGTTGATACTTGGTATGATACCGGTTGTTATGCATTGAATGCTATTATTGGTGGTAGTTGTGTTGATGGTGGTGTACCGAAAGGGAGATTGGTTGGGTTTTCGGGGCCTTCACAATCTGGCAAAACATATATTATTAATAAGATTTTAGGTAATGCTCAAAAAATGGGTTTACACCCTGTTATATTTGATACCGAATTTGCTGTAGATAAAGAAAGTTCAGAAGGAGTTGGGTTAGACGCAACTAAAACAAAATACGTCCCTGTATATACTGTTGAGCAATGCCGAAATCAAGTTGTAGCTTTACTAGACAGTATTGTCGAAAAAGGGTTACAAGGTAAATTTATTGTTAGTATTGATTCTTTAGGTAATTTAGCATCACAAAAAGAAGTAGAAGATGCAGCAAAAGACAAAAGTGCCATGGATATGGGTCTAAGAGCTAAACAACTCAAATCTATGATGAGAATACTTACATATAAAGCTGGTCTATCTGGTACAACGATTTTGTTTAGTAATCATACATATGAAAACCCAGGTGCATTACACCCTACCCTAGTTAAAACAGCTTCAGGTGGGAGCGGCCCACAGTATATGGCTAGTGTACTAGTACAATTGGCTAATAAAAAAGAAAGACAAGATGCATCTAACGAAGAGGATACAATATTACCAGAAGCTCGTAATTACTCGGGTGCAACATTAAGATTTTTAACCACTAAAAATCGGTTTGTACCACCATTTTTACAAGCTGAAATATATCTTAACTTCCGTACTGGTTTAGATAGGTACAGCGGGTTACGAGACATGGCTGTTAACCATGGGATACTAACGCAGACAGGTAGTACCTATCAAATAGGTATGGAGAGTAAGGACGACAAATTCAAACCGGGAGATAAGATCGGATACCATCGTAATTGGAAAAAGGATATAGATCTTTGGGAAAAGTTTATTATTCCTGAACTAGATAAAAAACTTAAGACAGCTTACAAATACGGGAAGTAATTTCTCTAAACTTATTTGTACCATAAGTTAAATTTAGCCTGTCGTACATTATATCACGACTAATATCAAAGCTCTTCTCTATTTCGAAGAGCTTTTTTCCTTCTAATACTAGTTGTTCAAACTTATCTTTATCAAATTTATACTTACGTTTACCTTCTGATATTTTATGACCCCAATCTCTTGATTTAGTACTTTGATATTTACCCCATTTTTTTCGTCTTTCTGATGTCCAAGATTTGCGCATTTTTTCTTTTGTTTCTTCAGGTAATACCCAACGCTTTCCTTTTTGATAAGGTGGTTGTTTACCACCGGGTGATATATTAACTAGAATACCACCTTTACACATTCTACCATATTCACGTATTAATTCTTTCTCTTTTGTTAGAGCTTGTTTCTCTGTTAAATTTTTATGAATAATCTTTATGTGACGTCTGCATGATTTAAGATGACCATATATTTCTTTAAGATGTTTATTATGGTAATAATGAGCAGCCATGTTATGTGCTCTTTCCCCGGAACCTTTACCAATATAAACGGGGGTTTTTGTACTAGGGTGCAGGTACATGTAAATATAAAAATTGTTCATAATCGTATTTATAATACCCACTTATTTTTTCCAACTACGAGTTGAAATTAGTGTATAGCTACGGTAAATAAGAACATGGCTAATATTGCGATTTATGGTTCGCACAACGGTTCTATAGCATTAGAAGACAAAGGAAAATACTACGTTGTA